ATATGGTGGAGCGAGGTAGACTCGAACTACCATTCCCGTTAGGGACACGGATTTACAGTCCGCTGCCTTACCAATTCGGCGCATCGCTCCATGGCTGGGCGGGCAGGACTCGAACCTACGAATGCCAGAGTCAAAGTCTGGTGCCTTACCAACTTGGCGACCGCCCAATAAATGGCAGAGGGTGTGGGATTCGAACCCACGGAACGTTCATCACGTCCAACGGTTTTCAAGACCGTCGCCTTCAACCACTCGGCCAACCCTCTATTTCGGTAACGGCGGGAAGAATCGAACTCCCCTGTTCTTGATAAGCCCAAATTCAATAGCGCTTTTACCTAGGATATTGCACGCCTTCGAACTTACCAATACTCCATTACCAACCAGGGCCGTCATAATGGCGGTAGAGGTAGGATTCGAACCTACGGAGGCGTTACCCTCGACCGGTTAGCAACCGGCTGCCTTCAACCACTCGACCACTCTACCGTACCTCTCCAAAAGGAGAGTTATGGAAAGAAAATTATTGCTATTGACTTTCAGCAAAGAAATTATACGATATTACGCACACAATGTCAATAGAGAGAGTTTCTTTTATTGCTTCTAGTACGAAATGAAAGCAATATAAAAAATTTAATCTAAAAAAAAGAGAGAAGTTATTCGACCCCTCTCCTTTTTTATTTTTTCACAGGCAGAAAGATAAACCCACCTTGATGGATTTATTTTTCTGCCCCAACTTGACTTACATAGGTGCGCTACTCCTATGCAGTATCAAGCTGAGACGCCCTGGTTCTTTTCTTATTTTACATCGGAAGAACTTAGGGTCATAAGAATCCGATGAGCAGACTATTTCATTCAGAGGCCGTCTGTTAGGGCTCTGGAATTTTATGCATTCCTACAATCAGTTCTCTAAGGTGGAACTGATAAGTCCCCCGGCTTTATTCCCGGCGTCAACCCTGTTCCCTTTGAACCTGCTAATGCAGGCACCGGACCTGTTACCAGTCCTGGGCAAGCATCTAGGAAGACATCTGTTTATCCTTTGTAGGTCGGGTGTCACCGTACAAAGGCAGATACCTTCCGCAACCCGCATTTTATCGTCTCGGGTCTGACTAGCCTGTGTGCGTGAGGCTCGCTCAATGGTCCACAGGCAGACCATAGTGCATAAAAGCCTCTTACAAAATTCACTTAATGAACTTTATAAAAGGCTTTATTACTTACACAGGAAATCCTGTGCAAGGGACTGATTGCTAGTCAGCCCAAGGCGCATTGCGGCTACCATAGAGTCGCCTCTATGGCGTGCGCCAAACCCCTCTTGGTCGCTCTTAGAGATGAGAACTTACTCCCTGCGACTCTACGGGAACCGTAGTTACTAGCTACGGCGTCTCATCTCCTCAGGTGCCCCCGCAATCCGTCTTACGACGGCGGAAACGATTGCTAGGCACCCTCTTTTATCACCTGGCTCCCTCCAGGTTTCCGCTGCGTGCAGGCTTTCACAGCCCTTCCTGCACCTCTCCGCTCTGCACCTGTTAACGAGCTAGTGCGGAGCCTGCCCGACTGGTCTCTCCCAGTTGTCGTTGGATAAGGAGCCCGCTGTCGCTCTCCCTATCCCTCCGTGCTCATTACGAGACTCGGCCGCTTACCATTACTGGCGCTAGACACCTCACGTACGGATGGAGTCAGTTTAGAGACTTGACTCAGGTCTCTAACCTGTACGAATGAAGATACCATGGAACGATGGTCACGTCACGCCATCTTTTACGCCCTAGTGTTAGACACTCCGCCTTATTATACACCGCTCCTGTCTTATTGACAGGCGGGAGTCACCTGGACGTCCATGGGGTTTTTACGAGTTTTCCTTCTCGTTGAAGCAATCTTCCTGCTTCATATATATTTACCACGAAAATGCTTATTTTTCCCAAAAAAACTAGGAAATAAAGAAATAAATGCTAATTAAGTTCTTTTCTTTCTTATAGAAGGCATTTTTTCTTTTAAGAGAGATAATTTTCTTCTAATAGGACCGGCTACCCTTGAATCTGCATCTTTCGCTGTTTGCCTTATCAAAGGGACATATTCAGGCTTGTGTTGCGCCACTTCCTGACCTAGCACATTACTTAATTCTCTTAGATGTCCAGTTATTGGATTTACTACATTATATGCGTAATTTTTTTCTCTTCTTGATAAAGCCTCGCCCCTCAAACCTTTATCCATGTCTTTATATGCTGGATGTTCAACCATAGTGTCTCTTAATTGTTTTCTTGTTTCTCCTATAAATTTATTGTTATTTCCTAGTTTGGATGCTCCAAATCTTTTAACACCATTAAACAATGGAATAACAGGGTCAATTGTTCCTAGTGCTGCATTATTAGCTATTTCGGAAGTAAGTTCGAGTTTTTTATGTTTTTTCTCAAGTGAAAAATTTCTTCTTGCATCTTTATTCTTTTTTAAATAGTTCACCATATCTGATGATATTTGCCCTAGAGGGCCACTTTTATAAGTTTCTTGAAGCCTCTTTACAGACTCATCAGGCAGTTCTTGCAGAAGTTTTCCATATTTAGGATGTATGTGTTCTAATAAATTTCTCTTTCTTAATTTTAGCCAGTCACCTTTAGCAAAAAAATTAAGAGCGGCTTTTTGTCTAAGAGACATATTCTTAAGGTCTGCTTTTTCTAGAAATTCTCTAATCTCATTTTCTATAATAGGAACTTCCGGAGAGATGGCATTTACCCCTCCATTAACAACGGCTTGTCTTCTAGATAAATTAGGAGAAAATCTTAAGGCTAAATGCTCTCCAAGTCTTCCTTTTGCTGCAGTTCCTCTTACAACCTGATTTTGAGCAAGGTGAGCGCCAAGAGCGATGGCTGCTTCACCTAGTATGGCTTTTTTTTCAATCTTTTGACTTGCTATTTTGTAAATCATTTGTTTTCCTTTCTTTAAAAACAAGTTCAACAACATATTCAATAGTAGCAAAAGTATATGCCACCATTATCCCCATCAAAACAAATGGAAACATAAGAACAACCATTACAATATCAAAAAGATTTTTTACTTTTTTTTTCATTTTTACTCCTTTAATTTCAGATTTTATTATACAAAAAATAAGACAAAAAAGGGGGGGGGGATTAAATTCTTTTACCTCCTTTCAATATTATAAATTCTTTTGACCCCCCGCTCCATTTTAGGCGAAGACCTATAGGGAGTTCCGGAAACTCTTTAGAGATTATTTCTGCGTATTGTAACAGCGTTTCCTGAGGAATTGTTCCCCAGTCAATCCAGCGGACCGGGTTGTATTTTCTAAGAGTCCAGAATTTGTTTTTTACCCCGCCCTTGACAATTTGTTCTGCCATTGCATATAAATGGTCTAGGGTCGTAGTGTCGAACACAGGCGTTCTTACATCTACCAATATGTCCTGAGAAGCGAGATAATCCTGTACTGCAAGAGTGCTTTTTAGCATCTTATCTCCTACTTTTTCAGGAATTCCCGCTCTCATGGCAAGTTCTTTTCCATCATGCCCCTTTAAGTCAATTGCCGCATAGTCCAGGTAAGGGGCAAGAGATTTTACAAATCTCATACCTGAACCGTTATGGGCTATAGATATTTTTTGCCCGTATTTTTCCATTGTATATTTAGCAATCTCCAAACTTTCTTTTGGGAACATCACTGGGTCCCCGCCAGATAGCCTCACCCTCTGACCTTTTGCAATAGCATCATCCACTACCGCTAGGATATCAGAGAAATTTACCTCTTCAGCACGAATTGGATTGCCCTTTCCGTCTACAAGTTGACAATCTCTTTTGCAATATGGGCAATGGAAGTTACATGCTCCGAAGCTTATTATTCTCGTAACTTCCACTTCTCTTCCGAAAGCTCTCAAGAAATCAGCCTTTCTCGTTTCACCTGCGATTTTTTTTCCGTATTTTAGAATTTTTGTTGTTTTCATTTCTCTCCTTTTGATTTTTTTGCAGGATTATGGCCTGCTCCATTTATATATACCGTGTTTTCAAAAAAAATTAATTGTTAAAATTAGAAAATAGTAACTAAAAAAAGAGGAGGGATTAAACGGTAACTATTTTCCATCCCTCCTTAAATGGGTCACATACCCATTTTGGGGGGTTTATAACTCCCCCTATTTTTTTTTGCAACCTTCTTAAGTTTTCCTTAGTGCTTACATACACTGTCCCAGCTGTAACTAATATGTTTTTCATGATAATCCTTTTAATTGGTATCGGCTTTTTTATTATAGAGAGTAAGCCCAAAATCTCTCTTTTATATATACATACCATGAAATGTGGTTATTTTCCTTAGGTTTTGTTATTTATATATAAAGACGATATAATTATTAAAAAAAGGAAAAAGATGTTGTATAAGATAGCAGCAAAGAAAATACAAAAAAACAAGAATCAGAATTCATTTTTTAAATCTAAATTATTTAAAGGTATCGCATCAGGAGTAGCTACTGCCGGAGCACATAAATTAGCTCTTAGAGGAACAAAAACAACATTATTAGAAAGTGGTATAGCAGGTGTTATAGGCGGGATAGCTGGTAGTCAATTATTATAATCAAAGAAAAAGTTAGATTTTGCTATTTATATGTAGAAATGATATAATTATCAAAAAAAGAGGAAAATATGCTGTATAAAATAGCGGTAAAAAGAATAGCGTTTCAAGACCCAAGAAGCCCTAAATCCTTGAAATTTGGGCAGATACTCAAAGAAAAAATACATAAAACAAGTGTAAGAGAACATTTGTTGAGAAAGCATGGTCCAAACGCTTTTCTTCTTCCTGCAGAAAAAAAATTTCCTATTATAAATCCAAATACAGGTAAAATAAGTTGCAAAATGTTAAAAGCTGCAAAAATAAGAGCGGCACAACACGGTTACCAAGATGTATTACGAAAAGCCGATAAATTAATACAAACACATTGTTAAAGGAGTAAAAATGGCAAAAAAAACTCAAAAAGTAATCTCTGAATCAGAAGCAAAAGAAATATTATCTCAAGCAGCAAATCAAATTCAATTAATAGATGAAAGAATAGATGCTTTAAAAGGTGAAAGAAAAGAGATTGTAAAAAACGTGAAAGATGCTGGACTTTCAGTAAAGGTGTTAAATAAAGCTATAAGGGAAGTGCGTGAAGAGAAAAAAAATCCTCAGTTCGCACAAGAAGTGGACTTATATATAGATGCGATTAAAGATGTAATTAAACCACTGTAAAAAGGATATGATATGATTTTAAATGGTGACGGCGGATTAAAACCGGTAGAGAAAATAGAATGGCCACCTTACGGTTGGCCTGATATGTGAGAGCATTATGGCTATTACGATAAACAATTTAGCTGATGCATTGAAATATGCATCAGGTATGATTCAAAACACAAAAAACAATGTTGAGATGGTTTTGAATTATTTGAAAGAGTATGATTATGTTGAAACAGTAACGATGTTTCCTCCAAGTGGAACTGAAATAATATGTTTTGAAGTGAATGCTTCTAATATTCCAACTGAAAAAATATTTCAGAATTTAAGCATTGAGTTCTGGAGTAAATATTTTATTCCATCTGACAATGTTTTTTCATCTATGTATTATATAAAATTAAAAACTCCGTTAAATAAAAATAACTCTTTAATGTTTGAAGAACTTTTAAAAGAAGAAAGTATACTAAATAATTCAGAAATTAAATCACCTCAGTTAATATATGATGAAAATATTACTTTTACTAAAGATGATAAAAATAATTCTGCTTTTGTTGCACCATATTCTATTTTGTCGGATTATTTTTATCTAAAATCTGAGCCTGTTATAATTGACGATTTGTCATCTTGGGATTTGTTGTTAAAATTAAATAATATAACCATATCAAACAATAAAAATAAGATTTCAATTAGCAATATAGAAGCTGAAGAAAGCACTTTAATTGTAAATAAGGATTCTTCGTTTCCTTACGGACAAATTAACTTAGACGAACTACAGGATTCTTATCTGGCCTTGGATGGTGTTTTAGATAAAAAAGTAGAAGTTGCTGAAAACGCAAAACACAATATGGTTTTAGTCAAAGATATTTTGGATTTAGATTATAAAAAAATAAATGATTCTGTTGTATTGGAAATGCCTGTTGAACAAGATTATAATATCCTTAAAAACGCATTAAATGATTTTTTTGAAAATGGAGTAGTTGAAGATATTTACATTGATGAAAATTATTTTATTCAAAAAAGAAACCTGTCAGCCTCAATATCGTATTTATTAGGGAAGTATACTTCTTAAAATTGTGTATGCTATTTAATTATGATACAATTTGTAAAAAATGATTAAAGGATTGATATGGCAGACTTTACTATAACTAACGGAGACGTAGTAAGCATAACTCCTGATAATTGGCCTGATTTAATAACAAAACTAGAAATACAAGATGGTTCTTTTAATGTTGCAAATAACACTGATGAAATTAAACTTTTACAATTTGATAAAATCTATATTAAAGTATTTTCTTTGGGAAAACTAAACATCAGCGGTAAACTTGTTCCTATTGCAACTTCAGATGGAAGTCTTGGGCAAGAAATAGAGCTGCCTTTTCCAGACCACACTCTCGGAGGAGTGTTTATTGAAACAGCTCCTGATAGTGGGAAATATGAGCTGTGGAGATGTATAAATGCTGGGGCTATAGATTATCAATTTTCAGATTTTGCAGTAAATGAGTTAACCGGTAGAGTTTTTAGGATAGAAGATGGAAAAATTAAATTTACTGATACTGCTGACGGAGGCTTGATTCCTGCGGAGGGATGTAAAATTTTTATACCTAATATTATAATGTCTACTATAGATGGAGATAATAATTCTTCTAGTATGAGATTTTATACAGGTCTCGGAGGTTTTATTTCTTTAAACAACGTCGCAATGTCTAATGTTGCTATGAACCTTTCAGACTTAACATATTTAAAAATGCATTATGTAACTGTAAAAAAACCAACTTATATGAATTATTGTAGCAATGTAAGTATTAAAAATTCAATATTTGCGTGTGATAGCACTTATTCAAGTGGTGTTAGTATAAGATATAGTAACGATATGGAAATAGACAATTTAGTTTCTCAAAGTGTAAAAAGCTACGGATTTGCTTTATCTTACTGTAACAATGTTACTGCCAAAAATGTTTTTGGATATTTAATTAAAAGAGATTCCGGCACCGATTACGCTGTAATGTTTGATACAGTGCAAAATCTTATAACTGATAATATAAACAATGTTGGAGGTGCGTTAAAATTAAATAATATTAACAACACGGAAATAGGTGTTATAAATTCTTCAAATACTGTAAATTTACAAAACTCATCAAGTAATTCACAACCAAACGTATTTTTAGAAGGGTGTTCAGGGATTAAGTTGAATAAAATTAAAATCCCAGCAGGAGGGGGTTCTTATGATTCGTTTTTAAGAGTTTTAAATTCATCCAAAATTGATATGCTTTCAATGGAAGCCGATGACGATTATGCTAATTATGTAGTTAGATGTGATGTTGCATACAGTTGTAAATTTGTAAATGCCAGATTTAAGGGATGTAGAAATAGTGCAACTGTTAAAATGGACAATATGAGTGACGATTTACTTGTGCAGAATTTTGTATCGGATTCACCTAGAAAATATTCTATTAATTCAAAAAACACGCAAGTTAAAGGAGTATATGCTTCTGAAATTGTTATTAATAATGGAGCGGAAAACACAACTCTGTTTGAAATATATAAAGAAAATAAAGAGGGCGAATTATTAATACATTTTACAAAAAATAAAACCTCGAATATTTTAAAAGGCGAACCTAAATTTGAATATGGAACTGGATTGTATTTAAAGAAAGGTGATATTGTTGAATATAAAGCCCCTTTCACATTGAGAGGAATTACTTTTAAGGACCAAGAACCTCAAATTAAAGGTGGGAATTCAGATTTAAGATTTTTATTTAAAATAAAGACTGCCGAAACAGAAACAGATTATATGTTGTTTAATGCTGAAAAATTAACTTCGATAAATAATATAATTGATGGAAAATTTTTCGAGTTTTATTTAAAAATAGATGCCTCTAATTTGGATGATGACATTACTCTTGTTTTAAACGAAATTAAAATAGCGACAAATGATGTAAGATTTGCTTATCCTGTATATTTTAAACCTATCACTATTATGTTTGACGCATTATTGCAATCAGACCCGGACGCAACATATGCGCTAATGTATAAAGATAGTTATTTAAATGGAGAAGGATATGTTGTAAGAGACAAAAATGGAAATCCTATACTAGGTAAAGTTAACGGAGCTGAAAAACTTATTTTTGAATATGATTATTTATATAATGATGAAAATGGAAGAATGCCTAATCAACCGTTTGATGTAGTATTAGTGGTAACTGGAAAATCAATTGCTGAACCAGTAAAATTACAATCCACTGTATCAGAAGATTCAGACGCTATATTTAATGTGGTATCAAAAGCGGATAAAGCTTATGCTTTAGCTTTAGAGCTATTAAATAATTAAGGGGAATAAAATGTCATCTAATGTCGATACAAATAATCTATTATCTCATTTAATAGCCGCTTATCCTTTGCATAATAATGCAAAAGACATCGTTGGTGAGAATGATGGAATAATTAAAGGCAAAATTCTTTTTAAAGAAGATAAACATAGAAAATATTGTAGACCAGATGTTGCTGCCCATGATTATATTGCGATAAAAGAAATAGAATCAACTGCGTTAACTATTTCTTTTTGGGTAAAAAAAGAAAAAAGCACTGATGGCTTTTTACCTGTTATAGGTCATTCATATTATGATATTGATTCGGATAAATATAATTGGGTTATTGGTATCTACGATAATAAATTAGCAATCGGAACTCAGACTCTTATAAGCGAAATTAACGCTGATAAATGGTATCATATTGTATTTGTGTTAACTGGCGAACATTATGAAACGTATGTAAACGGAAAAAAAGTTGCTTCAGGGTCTTACGATAATAAACTTGATAAAATTAATCAAATTGGTGGATTTGTGGACTCTAATTCTAATAAAATAGGGTGTTGTAATTTTTCCAATATACTAATATTTAACAAGAATTTAAATGAAGAAGAGGTTGAGTATATATATAAAGATGTTTATTTTAACAATCTACAAGAGCAAAAACAATTAATTTATGAAGAAGAATTAAAACATTTGGCTGAATGTTCAGTTGCAAACGTTAGAATAGAAAGACAAGAAAATATTGAAGTTAAATTTGATGAAGAGTACAATAAAAATCCTTTATATGTAAAACCTATTGCTTTGTTTGATATGAATGGTACCGTAAAAAATGTTTTAAATGGAGTTGAAATTGAAAATAATGGAAATTTATCTTTTCAAAATCAAGGCAAATTTAAATATCTAAAAAAAGGAAGTTCAGTTTTAAGCTTAGGGAAAATAAACTCAAACAACTTTTCGTTAATAATGAGAATTAAAGATATTGACAACGGAAATCTGTTTACTTTGAAAAAAGAAATACTTGGAGAAACGAAAACCGTACAAGCAAGAATAGATTCTGTTGATGATAACAATTATGTTATCAATATAATATTGCCAGATAACATAATAGTAAAATCCATTCCTTTTGAAAAGGAAAATGGATTCCAGCAAATATCATTTGTAATAAGCGCTTTTCAAAATTCCACTTTTAATATAAAGATTTTTGTCAATGAAAAAACAGTTTTGTTTTTAAATTCAGATTTTTATGACGGTATTATGGATAACGCTTCTTTATATATAGGCAATGATACACTTGAAGATTCTTTAACTTTTGATATAGATTATATCTATCTTTTTGATAAAGTCCTTTATAAGAATCAAGTTAGTATTCTCAATTCCAATTTTATAAAAAAAAGGCCAACAAATGGTTTAAAAGATTATTCGTATGCAGTTTTAGAAAAAGATGGGAAAATACTTGATGAAATATATACATTATCAGATAAAAAAGTCACAACTGGGAAATCTGTTCCTTGTTTTTATATAAAATCTGATAAATTGCTCTTTAATGGAAATACTTTTACAAAACAAAACAATCAAAATGTTAAAAATGGATTTTTTTATTTAAAAGACAGTTGCTTTCCGTGCGATGATTTTTACACTAAAAGAGACAATTCAATTATCTTAAATCAGATTAAAGATGCATATTCTAATATGGGATTTGTTTTGGAAACAGATTATTTACCTTATGATTATATAGTGTTTTTTAACTATCTAACAGAAGAATATATAGAAGTAGATTATTTGAAAGATATATATAACAAAGAAGGCACGGCTCTTAATTATGAATCAGATTCTAAAAACATATATTTAAAAAATACAGTTTATAAAGCAGAATATTATAAATCTTATGATAAAGATAGCGTATTAAATCATAAACAGTTTTTGTTTCAGATAGATGGAGATGACCTGTATTTTGGACTATCTTATACTCGTGTTAATCATACAACAGTATACATAGGTAAAATTGAAAATTCATTGCTTGGAAATGACTTTATAATAAAAGCTCATAAAATGAATAAGGAAGCATTATGAAATATGAATGTTCAAAATCTATTTTTTATACCCTTCTAGATGAATATCCCACTTTTTCAGAAGAATCAATATCAAAAATAAAAAAAGAAATTCAGAATGGGATTGATAATAATTCAAATGTTAATAGTTTACTTCTTGTAAAAAATAAACATTTGGTAACTGACGATTTTGTAAATTGGCTTATTGATAATAATTTAATTATTGACTTCTTAAAATTATATGGATTTTGGAAATGTTTAAAAGAAAACAATATAAACGATTTCTTTATTACAAATGAAGACCTAATTGAAAAAGCAGCAGACGAAGACGAACACATATTGTTTCATTATGCTTTTTATAAAAATAATTTAGATTTTATCACAGATGATATTTATAAACTTAGAGATTTCTTAAAAACAAATAATTCAGTGAACCTGTTAAAAACTATACAAAACTATAAAATTGGTAAAAAAATATTAAGAAACATATTTGATGTAAATGATTTTAAATTAATTACTAATTTTCTTTTGAACAAAAATGATAAACAATATTATGAGTATATATTAATTCCAGACTATATTCAAAATACAAATTATGAGAAGATGGTAGTTTTATTTAGTTTTCTAGATTTATATACAGAATATCTAAGAAAAGTTGAAAATGTTTCAAATAAAAATATTTATGAGATTGAAGAAACTTTTATTCCTAAATATTTTTTTTCAACAAAAAAGGTGTTTTCCGCTTGTAAAACATATGATAATTTTAAGTTTTTAAAAATATTTGATTTTCACCATCATCCATATTGGACAATAGAAGATAATACAAAAAAAACGATTACCAGAGATGCTAATGAAGTTTTTACGTTAGAGGGAGATGATGTAAACGGTTACAATAAAACTGTTATTGCCTCATTTAAAGAAATACTACCTGTATGTTATGATGAAAAAATAAAAGACTATATTTATATTGATGTAAATGGTGATTTAAAATCTTTAACACACAAAGATATAAAAGATTCAGAATTGGCTTTATTTGTTGATGTTAATAAAAAGTATAAATTCATAATCAAAGAATCTCCAAATAAATATACATGGAAAACAGAAGATAACATTCAAACAAATTATGGAAATGCTATGATTGATTATGATGAAATCATAACACGTGATTTGAATATCAAAAACGTAAATTATTCAAAAATATATACCCCTTCTGTTTTTAAAATGATAAATAAAGAAGAAATAGCATTTTTCCCTTTTACAAAAGATTTTAGAGAAGTTAAAAATAGATATTCTATTTCTCCAAGATATGTTTCAATTGAAGATAAAAGTTTGTTATTTTCTGGTACTAGATGTTATACTCTTAATACTCCTACAGATATTTATAATAATAATTTTACTGTATCTTTATGGGTAAAAGATTTTTCAGGTGGTGTAATTTTTGGAACAACTCATTATCTTGATTATATTACAATAACTGCAGGAGAAAATAAATTAGGTTTTTCATTGAGGGCAGACAGATGGTTTGATAGTGGATATGGAAGAGCTTATTATGTTAATTCTAAACAATGGCATCAAGTTGTTATTATGGGGAATCGTAAAATAATTAAATTTTATATAGATGGAGTTTGTAAAGGGGAAACTTCAAATATAGCAGCTGAATTTGTTGAAAAATACTATACAATATTAGGGGCTATACGTACCCCTTACGAAGGGTTTCACTCATATTATAAAGGCAGATTGAAAAAACTTAGAATATATAATACAATGTTGTCAGAAGAAGAAGTATCTTTATTGTATCTTTTAGAGGGAGAAGATAATGTATAATTATAAGACAATAAAAATTATTTCAACCCTTAAAATTCTCAACAATAAAAGCGAAGATGAAATTATTTCCATATTAAATGATAAAGAAACAAGAATTGAAATTTTAGATGCCTTGTTTAATTTAAGACCTCAATCAACTAATGTAGGCACCGTTCTAAATTGGCCTATAGATAAAACAACAAATGCAAATAATCCAAATTGTGTTAACTTAAAAAATATTTTTTCTTACAAGGTGTTAAAGTTTTTATATGAGAATTATAAACAAGATTTAATTCCATTGTTTAAAAGTAAAGATTTCTGGCAGAATGTTAAAAAATACGGAGACGATAAAGTTCTGGACTTTATAGATGAAAAAGATTTGTGTTTAAATAAAGAAAGTGTGTTGTTTGGTGTTTTAGCTAAAACAAAAGCAATAAACACTATAAAAGATTATAATAATGTTGATGAAATGAATAACGTTGATAAAGAAACCGTTTTACAAGGGTTAAATCCTGATAAAAAGATAATTGTGTCAACTGATACAAGTAAAATAAATGTGGCTCCTTGGGCAATTGATGTTCAAAGTTTAAATTATGAAAATATGACGCTAGATGAAATATTTTGGTTATATTTTCCTGAACATAAAGGCAAGACTTATTTACAAATTTTAAATATGATAACTCCTCTTGATTTTCTTATCCGAATACCAGAAATCAACATTAAAAATAAAATGTTTTTTTATGAAATAAAAGATATTTTAACTAGGAAAAATATTCTTGTTAAAGAGAAAGATAATTATTATTATAATGGTAAGCAGCTAATATTTTCTTTCTTGGAAACAAAAACAGAATTTGATTTTTATTGGAAACAAGCTGGAACAAAAAAAGCTATTTGGGATAAATGTTGTGCTTTTCATACTGACCCATCAATTGATGACTACCAAAGTTCTGGTATATATAGACATTTTTCTTATATCAAAAAAATTGAATTTGATATGAATGTTTCTTCTGAATATGGATATGATTGTATGCGTTTTTATATAAATGGCGTTCAGAAAATAGCAATAAGCGGATATACTGGCTGGCACCATTATTCTTATGAAATTAATGGACCAGCTGATATTAAATTTTTATATACTAAAGATTCTAGTTATACAAGTGGTTCTGATTGTGGATACGTTAAAAATCTAAGAATACATTAAAGGAGATAAAATGACGTTTGACGGACAAAATAAATTAATCATTATGGATAATGGCGAAGATTTTATAGATGTAAGAAAGATGTATTACAATTGGAAAGTATGGTTATCAAACCCTCAAAATTTAAAATATCCTCTTGCAATGAGATATGTTGGAGGAGACCCTATAGGCGATACTAAATTAGGAATAACTTATTTTCTTATGAACGGTTGGAAGATAAGACCCTATGAGGCTAATCATACATTAACAGTAAAAGGTAATTTATATAGTGACGACCAGGGCTCTCCATTTACAAGAACTTTAGGGAATTATAACGTTTTAATAAAATCAGTTGTATCGAACATAATAGACATTGTTCCAACTACTGTGTATAATAACATTACAGAGACAGGAACTGGAACTGGTTCAACCACAGTTATTGAAGACAGTGACGATGGTTGGACAATTTCAGGATAAAATAAAAAACAGATAAGGAGTACAAATGATTTTAGCAAAAGCAGGACAAGATTTTGAATTAACAATAAATAGTAAACAAAAATATTTTGGTGTAGAGAATTTTAATGTTAAAACAATTAATCTTGCAGATGGTAGCGTATCACAAACTAATGTAAGTGTAACAGAAGTAATAGAGGCTGTTGATAGCCCAGCTACAGCAACAGTTGCTGAAGAAGCACCTAAGGGAACTAAAACTATCAAAGTTTCAGATGATAGTACGCTTACCGATGGAATGGTGTTTAAAGACGAAAATGGAAATATGTATTATATTGAGAGCGTGGATAGCGGGACAATTAAAGTCAGAAAAGAATTGGTTGCCGATATTGCTTATAACAGTACATTAACTCAAGTTGGAAACACAGGTATATATAAAATTCCTGTTAACATCCCAAACCCTGGTAAATATAATGTTGTAATAAGCAATCCTTCTATCGATTTGAGAAATCTTGCGGCATTCGTTGAAGTTGTGCAGTATACGACAGATGACCTAGGCACAAAGATAGAGGATAGCACAAATTATCTTGATGGGAAAATTGAAGAAATTAAGCAAGCAATAAATACAAGTGACGACAGTGATTTTGAAGTAGTCGGATAAGGAGTTAACCATGCAAATGTATTTAATAGGGGCTGGTGTAGAGCCTATTTATGAACTGGAGAGAGATTCTCTCCTTTATCCTTGCATGATTATAGACCTTAGAAAAGGGGAGACTTATATTTATGAGACCCCCGATAGTGAAAAAAAATATATAGCTGATAAAAAACAAATTATAAATATTAATCAAGAGATTGATTTATTGAAATACAATTTATTTAATGCTTTTGGAGCAGTGTCGCCAGCAGCTATAGATTGTGACATAGTAGGTCTTTATCATCAAATCCCTGACAACAATCTTGATGGCTCATATAATCCGAACAACGATTGGGATAAAGCTATAAATGATAATCAAAACAATGAATAAACAATTTGTATAATATAAAGGAGATAAAATGGCAGACTTTACAACAACTATTACAGATAATGATGTAATAAATCAATTGCCTGATATGTCTATATTAGACAATTTATATGACGAAAACTCAACTGTTGAAGAATTAAAGAATTTTGTTGATTCTTCAGTATTAAGAAAAAAGTTACAGCAATTGCTCGAATTTAAAATGTCAGAAGATGTAATTAAGAAATTGCAACAAAGTTTGATGGATGCTTTTATAGCTAGTCAACCGGAGGGGACTACTGTAGACAAGAAAAGCGATACTGAGGTTGAAATAAATGGAAAATTATATATAATCTCAATTAAAAAATTTGGAGACAGCATTTTTACGAATGCACATTTTAATGAGATATTCTTTACTCAAGATGTAATAGATGAAATATTCAAACAAAATGATTTGTTTTTTGAGAGGGCATTATATAACGTTGATACTTTTTGGGATAATCTTCTAGTAAATAATGAGTTATGGGAGTATGTAAAAAGCACGTATCCTAACAAGGTTCAGGATGCTTATAAAAATGTTGAACTTGCATATGTTAAGATAGCAGTAAAAGAAGCAGGGCTTGAAACATATAATAAATTTTCAACTCTCGAAGAACTGGTCTCAAGAGCAACTACATTTTCTATTGTACTATCAGAAGATGCAAGTAGAAATATTACTCTTGATAGTTCATTCGGTTTAATTGGTAGAGCAATGTTTCTTTCTGGAGAATCAGATATAGCAACTATAGCCGACAGTGAAGAACTTATTGCCCAAATGAGCAGTGATAACGAAATAAGAGAAGCTCTGTGTGTATTTGAAGTTGTAAATAAAGCAGGTAAAGAAAGCAAGCTTTATAAAGCAGTTGTTAATAACGATGCTTTTCTAGGTCTATTGCTTAGCCAATATTATCATCTTGATGTAAATCTAACATTTTCTCAATTTGTATATGAAGACAGTTATAGAGAATATTTCGAATCTTTAGTTAATAATCCTGATTTATTAAACCTTGTAAAAGATTCTTCTATAATGGAGCTTATTTATGAAGACTTTATGAAAACATATTATGCTGTTTCTATTTTTAAAAACATTGTATATGGACAGCAATATGATGACAAAGTGAGAATTGTGGCTATAGATAACAATGGTAATGCAAAATATTTTGACGTTGTATTCCCTGATGAAACAAGTGACACCTTTAGTGTTGCAGGAAATGCTATTGACTTTGGTGAATATGTAGTAGCCCCTATGTATATTGACGATGATAAATTTGGCGCTATTTCAATGGATAGAAAAATTAAATTTAACAATAGTGATATGTATTTGTATTTTACGATGGCGTCAAATGTTGATATAAGTTATGCTGGAACAAATAAAAACCATATGGTTATTGTTACTGTAGATGGAAAACTGAAAGACAACAAATATTATACAGAGGAAAAATTTGATATTAAAAAAATCAAATTGGTAATCCTATACAACACTGTAACATTAGTTCAAGCTGAAGATAAAATTGTAGTTCTTGGTGAAACAGCATACAATGCAAAATCAGTTTCAACTATAGCGACAGCGAATATAACAGATATTGCTAATGTATTTCCTGTAGGAGATAAAATTATCGCTGTATTAAACAGCAATGCTGTAAAAGAAATTACAGATAGCGAATTGGTAGACTCAGATATTTTTGATGATTATAAGATTGTAGATAACGATAACAACGTTAAATCATCAGCAGTATCTAACGGAATTGTAAAAGCCCTTTCTTTAAATGAACATCTGTTTGTTTTAGATAAAACAAATACTTTGTGGTATAAAGACGCCGATGGTAATGTGACAACAGTAACAGATGTAAAAGATATTCAGCTTGGTAATGATGTAATCAATGTAGAAACCGTTAATGAAGATAAATATATTTATGTTATTTTTGGTGGTAAAATCAGAAAATACAATTATCTTTCAAATCTCTAACGATTTCTTTCTTTCTTTTTTTCTTGCTAATACCCTTATTTTTTGATATTATTTAACAAAAAAAGGATTTGTCATGCATTCTTTTCAAGAATTTATCCAAAACATAAAAGAAGAAGTAAAATCAGAAGAGACTAAACCTGATGTAAACCTACAAAAAGAAGCATCAGAAAAGAAAGCAGTTGAACTTGATGATTTAAATCTTGAAATTGAAACTGTAAATAAAGTAAGTCAATCAATTGAAAAAATAGCTACAGAAATAGACAAAGTTAATTCCCTTGACGGTTTAATAAAAGTAGCTGAAGAAGCTGGAAATACAGATATTGCAAATTTAGTAAAAATAGCAGATGTGCTAGGTGATAAAATAGCCAATAAAGTTATAGAGGCGATTGGGAAAAATAAATAATAAGGAAAAAATATGGCGACCCAAAAATTAACCAATAGTGATTTCTCTGTAGTAGGAGCTACTGCTGTATTAACAGAAAATGGCGGAATCTATTTAAATAATGTAAAAAATCAAGACTATAACACAGGAATTGTTTCAAATGATACATTTGATTTATCTGTAAACAAAAGCGTTGTTTTTTTATTTAAAGCTGACCCTTATGTTGAAACAGAATTACCTGCACCGTATTGGTTTGATGGAGATGAAAAAATCTATATTAACAGTGAGAAAAAATTAATTGTTGATGGAGAAGAAAAAACCGCTTTTAATGAAATTGATTTCCAAAATTTAAAACTAGATGGGAGTTCGACTAATAAAGTAGCGTTAATTAACGGTAATGTTTATGTTTATGGTGACAATAGTAATGGGCAAATTGATAATCAGCCTGATAATGTAATAGATGTTGCAACCGGAGACGGGTTTATTGCATATATCTATAAAAACACTGATGAAAATAAAAACATAGTAATTGTAAACGGTAAAAGCGCTGGTAATAATGTATCAGTTCCCGATACTGTAAATGATTATGATAGTTCAACAGATGCTCCGGTAAAAATATTTGCAGGAAGCGATTTTATAATAATTAAAAAAGCAAACGGCAAAATTTCAATTTGGGGAGATGGAGATTATTCTGCTGTTGATACCACACTAACATACAAAACAATCAAAGCGTTTAAAAATTCATTAACATTAATAGATATTGACAATAATTTGTATTTTTTCAACTTTATTGATGGTACAGTTAATACTGAAAATGAAGTGCAAGATGCGCAACTTGCCAATGGAAAATATTATATTGTTTCTTTAAATGGGGTGGTTAAAATTTACAATGAAGAAGAGATTGAGCTTTCATTAAAATATCCTGTATGGTCATTTGTTGATGAAAATGGAAATTATCTTTTTGTAGATAGAGATAATAAACATAGCGGCATTTCCTTGGATATAGTAACTTATCAAGAAAGTGTAAACAATAAACAATCTTTTGCAAAATATCCAGAATTGGCGAGAAACGATATTTTTAATGTAGTATTTGGAGTGCAAACATACAATGTTACTTCAGATGTGGTTTATGGGGTAAATTCTCTTGGCGAACAAACACCAGTAATTGTTGAATCGACTGAAAAGGATACTATGTTTGAAGTCTTGGCAAACAATATTAAAGGGTATTGTATTGTAAAACATCCTAATGGAGCAGACCTCGCTTATAATTTTAAAGCACAACCTAAAAATAGTTTTCTAGTAGATGGATTTTCAGTAATTCCTGAGGAATTCTTGTCTTTTGACAATAATATTTATAAACTTGTAATTTCATTTACTCCATTTGGTAAAAGTCTAAGATTGTTTAAAAGTATAAATGGAAATTTTATCGAAATAAAAACAAAAATGCTCTCAGTGGAAGAGCCTTCTTTTGAAACTGGTAAATTAGCAATTTACATTAAAGGGGCTTCAAGTTTCGAATTATTAGAAGCAGAAATTACTGATGAGCTTGATACGTCGCTATTACCTGAAGAAATAATTTACAGAGATATAGATACAGCTGTATTGCAAACTAAAGTTGCTGAATCTATGAATAAGCATGTAGAAGCTATTAAATCAATCTCAGATGCATTAACTGTCTTAGCAGATAAGTTCAAAACGCAAAATCAGAACAATAAGGTAAAATTTGAGGAAATTGAAAACAGATTGAGTCAACTCGAAGGTAATATTAATGACTAACGTTGAATTACTTTTAAGCGGCAATTATACTCTAGATGAGCTAAAATTAGCTCTTTCTGATGCCGTTAATCAATATGATAAAATTTTTACATTGCTAACAAATGAAAACAATATAAAAAATAATTTATTAGGAGTGACTTTGAATAAAGTATTTACTAACAATATAGATGGGTATTTAAAACAAATATCTGGTGACTTGCTGGGAGTTGAATATGAATTGCAATCTGATGTTTTTAAAATCAAATGTAATAATTTGGTTTCAGAGGATGATTCTATTAAGAAATATTCAGATTTTTACGATTTTCTTGAAGTTAATTTTCTAAAAAAAAGTAAAACCTGGGATAAAATTCAAGAGAAAAATAGTTTTAACACTAATGCTTTAAGTGTTAGAGAAATAATACAACAAGAAAAAATAAATACTTTATCAAAAGCCACTGAAACATTAACGGTAACTTCGGGAACTGTATCATATGTTAAGTTTGAGGACAATTCAATCTTAAATGTAAAAGCTTTTAAAGATGTTTTTTATCATAAAGATGAATCTATAGATTATATGTTTTTAACATTAAATAATCTAGACGGATTATTTCTAGATAATTCGACTTTTAAAGAAATCAAACTAAATCTTACTGATTCTGAAATTACTGGTAGCGGATGTAAAATAAGTAATTTTACAGAAACCCAGGCAGCACAAGATGCACAAAACGCAATAGTTGAAATATATGTGAAATATTTACTTCCTGAACAAACAAATACTTTAGATGTAAACGGAACTGCTTATTCTTATACTCCAACAACAGACGATACTCCCGATATAGTTGCTGATACACTTGGAAGCAATATTACTGAAGGAATAGACGGAGTAAGTTATGCTACCGAAGCAGGTTATTATTCTGCTGCTCCAATAGACGATGATAATGAGGTAAAACTTGCGTGGTATTATCCTACAACTGAAACAGGGTTAACTATAAATGTATCCCTTACTGAAGACAACTCAAGCGAACATGACCTGGAGGTAAACTGGGATGAAGAAAACTACACTTTAGAAGTAGTGTATGCTTCAGATGGTTCAGATACAATATTCCCTACGATAGGTGAAATATTGGATGCGGTTAATAATTCATCTAGTCCTATAAAGGTAGAATTAGTTAATTCATCATATACTGTAGACGATGATTATCCTTACGAAATGGATTTTACCTTAGAGCAAACAGACAGTAAATTGATTTTAACTTCTGAAAAAACAGATTTAACAGTAACAGGTGCCCCTACAGATTTATTTAATATAAGTAAAATACAATCTTATGCTGATGGTAAACATCAAAGTGGGAGTATAGAAGTTGTTAAATTTAGAAGAGGATATGTTTATTATATAAAAGTAGATGACACTCAATACACTATTGATACTACCAATGAAAATAATCCTGATGTAAACAATGAAGTAGCTTTAGCTTCTAAATTTGTAGAATTAATAAATGCAGGAACATTGGGAACAGCTACAAATAGTTCAAATAAAATTTTACTTACATTAAAAGATTACACAGAACACACTATTTCAACTAGTGGAGAACAAGATTATGTAGAACCTGTAAGCAGAAACGCTTTAGTTAAATATGATGTAAGAAATTATGCTTTTCAGGGAACTAATTTAAAATTATACAAACCACAAAATAGTATTAATACTTTAAATTCGCCTATTAGCCTAAAAGAATCTGAAGATATAATGAATACAGGAATTATTTTTACATCAAACGCCATTTCCGATGTTAGACTAAAATTTGATAAAGAAAATTATAAATATTATTCAAAAGACGATGATGATATATCAACCCTATATGAAAGTGTTGATGAAATAATAAATCTTACTCTTATTAATAAAAATTTGTTATTGCAAAAAAAATTAGAATACATTTCTATATATGATAGCGTTATAGATGCAGATTTTTATTTTCAAAATGCTTCAATTGTAGAAAAATACGGTATATTTACTGCGCCAAAGAATCAATTTATTCCATCTATACAATTAAAATATTTTGATGAGATATCTTTAGATGATGTTCAAAAAACGTTTTTAGGTATGAGTGATACACATTATTCAACAATGCAAAATACGTTTAGCAATTATATGCAAGAAGAAAACATATATACACTCCATGATTTATTAACTAAACAAAACATAAATAATATAGGGCCATATGTGTTTAAAGAAACAGATTTAAAAGAAGTATTTAAACCTTATTATGGCATGTTAAATGTTAAAGAGTTCAATTTTAAAACTTATGGAAAAATAACATTAAATGATTTATCTAAAAAACCTGAATTAATTAAATTATTTAAAAATGACACACTATTAGACAACAATAATAATGAGATACAAATAGATGAATATGTTTTAAAACATGCTTTGATGGATTTATTTCTTGCGCAAAATGCACCTAATATGCTTGAACAAATTACTGTATTATTGGAAGTGTTTTTCTTTGACCTCAACGATGTAATAATTCATTTATATAGTGATACTTTTAGGGATGTGGTCTTGGAATTAGACACTCCAGAATCTGCCCCAGCTATGGATTATGGGCTAGATGGAACTCCGGAAGAAGCCGTGGTTAGTTTTTCAACTCTTTACATAAGACAATATAAAACAGAGATAAATAAAACTCTCGATTTAGACTTGAATAAAATAACAACGCAAGAATATAAAAATATGTCCATCAATGAAAAAGCTCTTACATTAAGAATACTGCCAGCAGCTATTAAAGCAACACTTAAATATGACAGTGGAAGCAAAGAGGTAGTGCTGCCTCTAGCAACTTCTAAACATAAAATTATAGAAACTATATCAATTTATGATGATATGCTGCTTATAGATGTTGTAAGAAACGGATATTTTGCTACTTTAGGTGGTTTCTTGTCTAACAGATGTACAAGCGGGGTATCTTTAAAGTATAAAGACACAGTATGGAATGCTTTGATTAAAACGTTTTTTATCAAAGATAAAGATAATATTATAGGTGTACAAGATTCGGTTTCTCAAATTAAGATACTTTACGATAGATTTAATGGAGTAGACCCTTGGGATTTTGCGGCATTATTGGGACCTACTAATAATATTTACTCATCTGAAAGTGCCTTAATCAATTTATTTATTAGAATATATGAATCAATAAAACGAAATAATATTGCATCTTCTGATTATCAAGATTATTTTAATGGATGTATTGGAACTATTTTTATGAATGATGACACTGCAACAGATATATTGCCTTATGAATTATTTCATATGTTTTTATGTAGTATTGGTGTAATGAACGATATAACAGAGGGAGATGTTTTAGATATAGATTTATCTAAATATGATTTTGAGGCTAATATTGAACAGGCTTTAGGTAAAAATTGTAATGTAACTTTAAATGGTACTGATTTAAAATTAATATATAATGATAAAAATAATTTAGTTTTAACAAATTATATTAAGGAAACATAATGAAAAATGCTATAATATCTGGTAAGCTTACAACTGAAAAATTAGAAAGAATATCGCAGCAAAAAAATTATTTTTATAATGTTAGTGCAAAAAATTGTCCTAAGTTTATGGATGATTTTATTGTTTCTACAGCTGAAGTAAGAAATTTTGAAAGATTTAAAACAGTTGAAGCTTTTAACGTAAGATTGCTACAAAATATTGGAACTTTTTACAAAGGAGAATAAAATGAATGTAGGAGATATTGGAAGATGGAGTTGCACAAAATTAAGACATTTTTTTGAAAGTAAAAGCCCTAATTGGATGGTGGATAATTTGGATTTACAACAGGTCTCAGCCCTTCAGTTAAAATTAAGAGAATGTAGCGGAGAAGTAGCAAGAAAAGTTGCTCCATATTTAAAAATGGTAAAATCTGCTATTATGGCCAGAGATAGAAGAGGATGATGGACGTTTTTGGCACTTTCGGGTTAGACGGATATAAGAAAGTAATAAAAACAAAAATGTTCATTTTTGCTGATTTTTCTGTGGCAGAACTATATGAGGAATTTATGCAGAAACTTTTAACAGATAATAGATATGAGCATATTGAAACTATAGAAAGTACAGATATGCAGGGAACCGTAACGAGAATAATTACATATTCTGTAATTGTTAAAGAATCTGATGTTGAACAAAATCCAATAATAGAGGAATAAAATGTTAAATGATGTTTTGGAGCTAATTAAAAATGGGTTTTTTAAAGATGTTAATCAGCTTCATAGGGAGGGTTTTTTATATAAAGAAAATTCCCAAATAGATAATTTTTTTAATGCAGAGAAAACTGAATTTGATATAGTTGCAAAAAGTGATGTTTTTTCTTCAAATACAAAAAAAAATAAAATAAATCCGTATTTAAATCAACATAATTTTCAATATGAAAGTGCAATAAAAAATGATTCCGGTTTAATTTATCAATTGATGTATTTAAGAGATTTTAAAATATACAATTTTACAAAGGATATTGATGGCTAAAGTAATCTTTAATGCGCAATTGAGTAAAAAAGAAAAAAACATACCTTCTGGAATTGCCTTAACAGTAAAAGGCAGAATGGATATAGGAGTAATAGACAATAGAAAAGTTACCTATGAAAATCAGCATCTCTTTTATGTAGGTGTTAAATGGGATGACAAAAAAAGACTCTTAATGATGACGGAAGAACAAATGTCGTCAAATAAAAATATAGGCATTTTTATATCTACATACCCTATTGAATTAGTTGATGGTAAATTGTTTATCCATGAAAAATTTAATGTAGGAGTAGAGGTTAGTTCAGTATGTTATAAAAGAGACATAGGTGGCTATGAAGAAGGGTCTGATGAAGTTCAACCTGTTACAAAAGGGCTTGTAGCTATTAATCCTAAAAAAGTAGACATATATTTGGCTGTTGGGACTGCCAAAGAAAAATTTATAGTTAAGAATAAAGCTGGGTTCTATTTTGTTTGTGATTTTAAAAAAAATAATTGGTTTACTTTAAGGCCTGGCAGTTCTAAAATAGAGCTTTATGATTATGATGGCAATATAGCAGCAAAAGATATTTTGAAAGAAAAATTACCATTTCCTGGTCTTGATAGAAAACTTTATGACGAGGCCGTTAGCGAATTAGAATATGGTAATTTTGATATAAAAAAACATGCACTTAAATATGTATGATAAGGAATCGATATGAATGTAACTTTTGATTTTGATTATTACAAATCTATAATAGATTATATAGACACCTCCACTACTTATATTGATGAAACGTTGCAGGATTTTGTAAATAATTATCTTGAAAGCAGAAAAAAAACAATAATGCCCGTTCCTGTGTTTTCATCCTCTATTGAACAAATACAAATAGGAGGAGGGCTTAAAGTTGTTCCCGAAGATAATACATGGTCTGCTTTAACTGATATAAAAATAAAATTATTTAACAACGATATAGAATGTGATTATTCACGCATTAAAAACAATACTGTTTTTCTTGTTGATAATGTAGATAAATTAATTGCTGAATTATCAAAAACATTTGCCGAATTATCACAAATAAATGAGTTTGAATTTACATATACAGATGAAATAAGCTCTTCCGATTTTAAAGACGCTCAAATACCATCATTTGAATGGTTTAAAAACAATTATTATATAAAAAACGATAAAACTATAAAATTTAAGATATTCTCTAAAAAATTAGAACAATTCACAGATGACAGTATTGTTAATATTGGAATTGGAAATATCTTATCATCTATAAACAAACAGAATAAAAATATGTATGTTAATGTTTTAAAAAGTATAAATACCAACATTTTTTCTGTGTTAGATTCATCTTTTAGCTTATCAAATACAGATACTGTTGTCGAATTTTCAAATATAAAAACATTTTTATTAAGTGATTTAAATTCAGTTATTACAGATACAGCAATATCTAATGAAGTAATTCTAAAAAATTTAAATAATTTAAAACAATTAACAGTAATTGATTCGACAGAATTAAATTCTGTAATATCTCATTCAGCTTTTTTAGCTAAATTAGGAACATTTAAAATTAGTAAACAAGAATCGTTAAAAATAAATATGGATGCCAAAAACTATTTAACTAAAAACAATACTTTTACCGGAAAATATATGGATTATTTATATAAGTTAATTCAGACTAGTGATTCGTTTGAATCTCTCTTTAAAAAGATGTACCAAGAAAGAAATGAATTTTTTAAAAACAGATACTCTGAACACTCAACAAACGCTGCGACAGAAAGTGTAAATTCAAATTTATTCGATTATCTAAAATATGCTGATTTAACTGAACCAAATACTGAAAAAATATATACGGAACTTTTTATATATTTAATAACATCTAGACGATTAAACAAATATTGTGATGATGTTCTATATTCTTTTATTGAACCGATTTCAGGAATTCCTGCAACATTAGCAAACGTTAATTTGCTTGTCACTTTATTTAACAATATGAACGCTGGAATTTTAGTTTCAAATTTAGAATTTTTGAATATTTTAAGTAATAAAGTTTCTTTTTTGGATGATGATAATTATTTCTTTACATCTCCTATATGTGTAAACAATGAGTTGCCTTGTAAGGCTGTAAATATTAATAACGGAATTAATATAGCAGCTGAAAAAACTTATTTATTTTAGGTGAATTATGAATTTAAAATATTTTGAAAATTTAACTCAGCTTTCAATTAATAGTTTTAATGCGCAAATAAGTACTTTTTATTCTATATCAAAAACATATGTATCAAAGCCTGAAATTAGTAACAATATTGGTTGGATAGAAACAAAAGGGATTTCCCAAGTTAGTTCATCAAATATAGGAACTACTTCTGTTTTAATCCCTAAATTATTTGTATATATGAATAGAAATTACCCAATATCTACTCTCTCAAAAATTACAGATATTCCAGTTATAAATTCTGCTGATTTTCTACAAATTATTACAGCAGATGCAAATATTGTTTTGTCTCCGGTAGACCTAATAAATCAATTGTTAAATTTGGTTTATAAAGCAGAAAAACTTGAAGATACTGATAAGATTTTTATAAAAAAATCAAAAATGCTAAAAGATACTGATAATTTTATTTTAAACAAATTAACAATAAACCCAAATTCAGTTAAAATGTTATTTAATATGATTAATTCATATATAAATGTAAACGAAATCTTAAATGTTTTATATCAGAATATGGGATTAAGAATAGTTCAAGATTTCCCAGTTGATTTAGATATGGCGCAACCATCTTTTACTATGTATACTCTAGAAGAATTGTTCTCTAAAGATAACGGCATTCCTAGCAATGTTGAATCTGTGCTATCATTGAATGAAACTGTAGATTATTCAAAAAACATCACCTTTATTAGTTACACTTTAGATAATGAAGGGGGAATTTCAAGTGCTAATCCATTTAATGGTTCTATAAAATATGACGACTGGGCAAATAAGCACGTAATTTCGTTTTTAAAAGATACAAATTTAAGCCATTCAACTGCTATAGGAGGAAATTATCAATATTCAATCTCATCACCTTTAATGTCGTTTTTTACGAATGTTGATGTAAAAATAAAAGAGAAAAAACAAAAAGAACCACTGGAAATAAACAAAAGTAAGATTTTAGGACTAAAAGCTAAAAAAGATAATTCTTCTGCTGATTCAGAATATAAAGGCAGTTCACTGTTGCTAGCTTATTTAAAATATATATCAAGTCTAAAAAATAGAATTAATACAGTCTCAACAAATGTTTCCATAGTAGGAATAGCCCCGGTATATTCTGTAGTTAATGTAGCTCCCGAAGATAATTTTGTTTTAGAAAAATATAACGATTTTAATTATGAAGAATATAAACAATTAGAAATAAATCAAGTTGATTTATTAGTGCTTTCAACTAGTGTGCAATTTATACCTACATCAGATGGAATTGAGGTTGTTTCAAATTTATTATGCACAGAACTAAAAGATGATTTTATTAAAATAACCCTAACTGACATAGAAAAAGAAATAGATAAAGAAGTGTCAGAAAACAATACAGAGTCTCAATATGGTGGATGCTTGATTATAAAAGACAAAGATGGAGATGTGATATATAATGATATATTAAATTATAAAGACAATGAATCTGATTTAGAAACGTTGATAATTGAAGATAAAGATGGTAATATCATAGATAAAATAAAACCAGACGATAGAAAAAATGACACTATTGCAAATAGTCTTATAATTAAAGATAAAAATGGCAACATTATATCAAAGCAAGATTTATCAAATGAACTAAAAAACCAATCAAACGATAATCATATAACGATAACAGATAAAAATGGAAATATAACATATAGTGGAAATCTATCCAATGACAATTCAAATGTTGGAATAATGACAATTAAAGATAAATACGGAAAAATTATTGAAACCAAGAAAATAGGGAAATAAGGAGATAAATATGATTATATTTAAACATAAAGTTAGAGATACTGTAACATTAAATGTGGAAATAGATAATCTATCTCCCAATGCATCTAATATTAAATTAACCCTTTATAGAAAGAATATGGCACAGGGTTTAAGTGACAAAATAAAAGAAGTTTCTCCACAATCGATAAACGGGAATAAAATAATTTTTGTATATAATACTAATGATTTTCTAACAAGACCTACTACATATTATGGATGGTTTACAATTAATAATAATGGTGTTATAATTAACACATATTATAAAATAAAAGCACAATATTAATAGGAGCAGACAAATGTCAGAGATACAACAATATAATAATGTACAACAAATAAATAAAAAAAATCCATATGAGCAAATAAAAAATGACACACTAATTAATACCGCCCTTACTGGCACTATGAGTGCTTTTGATAAAATAGACAAAAACACAAGTAAAATAAAGGGGATAGCTAAAAATATAGGAGGGGGGCTTGCTGGAGGATTTGCAGGAGGTATAACTGGAGCTGCAGCTTCTTATGCAGGGAATGAGGCATCACAAGCTTTAAGAGAAAAATATATGAGAGAAGATGATAAACCAAGTTTGCTACATGCAGGAATGATATATGCTCCAGCTGCTGCAGGAAGTGTATATTCGTTTGGGGCTATGATGCATGGAATGGATGCCGGTAAAAAAATTATTAATTCTAAACATAAGGCTGAATTATTTAAAAATCTAAAACATGCCTTTAATCCTGCCGAACATCTAAAAAGAGGTGTTAAAGAAATAGGGGAGGGATTTAAAGCTTTTAACCCTACTATAAAAATGAGTAAATTTAGCAGATTTTTAAAAGGAAGTAACCTGATTGGTCTGGGATTGTCTGCTATTCCTGCAATTTCATATTATTTACATAAGAAAAAACAACAAAAAGAAACAAATGAAAAGAATACAATGAATCCTGCTTTAAAATATACTCCATATATTGATGATGTTGCTAATATTCCTAATATGATACAAAAAAGAGCTTCATATGTTCCAATTATAACCAGTTTTCAAAGGTATAGAGGTGCTATGAAAAATTTAGAGCAGCTTAAAAAAGATTATGGTGAATTAGCTGAAAGTCATCCCGATTATAAAAAATTAACAAAAGAAATAGACAAACACAAAAGTAATATGATATATGATACAATAGGTGTTGGTTTGACGGGAGGAGTATTATATGATAGATATCATAACCGCAACAAAATGGAATCATATAAAGATGTAGCTACAAGGATGTAAAGTGTTAGATGAAAAACAAAAAAACAAATTATTGTCTTATTATAAGACTAAATATGAGGGACATTTTTCTCCTGCTATGTTGGATTTTCATATTGAGAGACTGTATAATCAGGCGGTGAAAACTTATGACCCTAATAAATCTCAATTTCAAACTCATTTAGCATCATATATGAATAAAATGAGTAGGGCAGCTCAAGCAAAAGGAGGATTAGTAAAAACCACGGAATATTCTAAAAGTTTAGAAAATAAAGTTATTAATACCTATAAAGAAATGAAAACTTATAAGCATATCACTCCAACAACATACGATATTGCAAAAAAATTAAAAATACCTGAATCTAAAGTAAAAAATATACTTGAAAATAATCAGCACGTAGCTATTGTGCATGGAGTTGATACTTCTAAAATAAACATTAATCCAAAAGATTTATTGCATGGACTTTCTAAGGATGAGGAAAAAATATTGCATACAATTACACAAAATATGAGCCCTGAAAAAGCATACAAATATACGGGACTACCAAAAACCACATATTATTCTAAGCGAAAAGAATTACAAGACAAAATGAAACAAGCATATATTAAAGTATTAAGGGATTATAGTGGTATCAATAATAGCTGAATTAAAAGTGTTTTTTAAAAAAATAAATTCTATAGATAGTTTAAGTTTAAACAGTGTTAATTCTATGTTAGATGATATAGAGTTGTCAATAAATTATTATATTAACAAGATAAAAGAAAAAGGATTTGAAATGCCTATAATAGAATTGAAAAAAATAGACAGGATAGAAAACATAATTCCTATTTTAAATGAAAATATAAAATTAATTAATAGTTTTTTTGTAGATTTAAATAATAAAATTTCAGAAACCCCTTTAATTGTGAATGCAGCTTCTAATATCTCTAATATAAAATATAAAACAGATAAAATAGAGGGCACTATTTCAATTTATAGAGATAATGTGATTGTTTCTCCAGAAAACAAAGACAACATTGAAATTACAAATAATGAAATAAAATATAATGATGAAAGTATTTCATTATGATTGATATTAAAATATTACTAATTACAGCAGGGAATCTTGAGTTTAAGATAATTACAGATTCTGAATACGACACCATTGTTCTAAAAATGAAAACTGAAAACACAACAATAGAAATGGATTCATACGATTTGATTAATGATAAATCCAAGAATAATATTTTGATAAAAAAAGATGATGATATTTATGAAGTTGAAGTAAATATGATTGAATTTGATTTTATCTTTTATAAAGATTTTTATTTCGAATTATTAAAAGATGGTAAAGTTGTAGAAACATCTTCAGCGTTTAAATTAGAACCAAAAGGAAGAAAAGATTTATATGGAATAGTAAATAAGTTAATGTTCGACTTTGAAAGACTTTGGTCGATTTCTGGAACTGAATGCGCATTATTTGTAAAGAATTTGGAAAGTCAACCGTGCCCAGAATGCTATGATGATGACCTGGGGCAAAGAATATCTACCAATTGTTCAATGTGTAATGGAACAGGGCAAATTAACCATTATATCCCTATTTATTTTAAAGCTAGAAGAATAAAAACACAATCACAACAAGTAATTACAGATAAAGGTATTACCTTTTACAATTTAGCTATATATACTACATTTAGTAGGCTTGATTTTGTATTAGGTAGTATAATGTTTGATTTAACAACAAGAGAGTTTTTTGAAATAAAAAACGCTAATGAAGCATCTATTGGAGGAGTTAGAACATCAACACAAATAACAGCTCAAATAATTCCTTCAAACGATGCTAGAATTAAACCGTTATTCCCTCTTCTAAAATAAAAGACCAGGTCTTCTCAAAAGATTCTTTCCACTTCTTTTTATCAAATTCCTCAGGGCCATTTTTTATACTTTGTAACAAAAAATTTATTTGTGCATTTTTAATATCTTCTTTTTTTATTTCCCTGTATATCCTTTTGGCTTTTTTTTCTAGCTCTTTATTTTTATAAACACCGAATCTATGGTCGGTATAAAAAGGGTGAATATTACTGTAAGACGTTTTATGATAAGGAATGTCAATTATCCCGTTAGCGTTTAATAAGTGAAATAATTTTTTAGAATGCCATCCTTCCTTTACATACAAAGGAAAATCAAAATCAATATTAAACAAATGATAAGTTGGTCCAGCAATAATTAATTTTAAAATATTATCTATAATAACAGGTTTTTTAATATATGTTGCTTGTTTAACAAAATCTAGTAATCTATTTAAATTAAAGGATAAATCTGTTTTATAAATATAAAAACTTTTAAAATTGTTGAATTTAACCCACTGTTTTTGATTTTTAACATCTTTAATTAATTCCACTTTTTTATCATATATAATTTTTAATGTCCCGTTTTTACCAACCATATGAAAAGTGTTATTGAAATTACCAAAAAAGAAAGGTTTGTGTTTGTTTAAAAGTTTTAATAAAACTATTTCCATCCCGTATTGAATTTTAAAAGATTCTGATACATATTCACGTATTTCATTAAAAAGCTCAGTATGAGATACTTTTTGCATTATTTTAAATGCAACTTGAGGAATATTGGCGTGAGTTAATTTTTGTTTGAATTTTAACGTCTTTGATTTTACTAAAATTTCATCTTTTGAAATATGTTTATAATCAAAAAAAGCGTCAAAAAGATATTTTGCTTTATTTTCTTTAATGGTTTTAAAATCTCTAACTATAATATATTTATTGGTTAATTTGTATATTTGTTTTTTCTCGTTAATTTTTCTTTGAAGAGAAACAATTAAATTTCTAAAATCATTATAATATTTTGGATGTATATATTTAGTTATATCTAACTCATACAACATTTTCTTTATTAGGGTAATTTCATTAGGCGTATAATCTCCTGATAAAATAGAATCGTAAATTAATTCGCCATTTACAGGAGAGTTTCTATACATTGCCCATATAATATCTTGATGTTTTAATAAAAATTTTCCTGTTAATTTTCCTCTCATAAAAAATTTTATTATTCTTTTATTTTTTTTAACAATATCTTCAAGTAATAAAAATTGATTTGGTTTCACAACTATAGTGTCTTCCTCTTTAGTGAATTGATTTATATCCATATTGTAGTCAAAATATATTTTATTTATTTTTGTTGAGTCAAAATTTAATGGTTTAGATAACAAGGAAGCAGCTCTAACATAAAATAAAATCTGACCGTTTTTATTTGTAATAAAAAGACCTGTAGTTTGGTTTGCAAAGTTTTTTTCAAAATACAATCTTCCGTATTTTGGTATTTTTACAGTTTTATCTTTGAAGTTAATAGAAGTTGATTCTGTAACTATTAAGTAATTTTTTCCTTTGTCCTGATGCGGTATTTGAGATATAATCTTATCTATATTGATTAGGTTTTGCTTATATTCTTCCATTCTTAGAGTTTCAAGAGGGGATATTATTGTCTTGTGTTCATTTATAAAATATTCAATATCCATTTTGGGTTTAATAAAATTAATAAATGAAGTAACCGTATCAAACCAATATTTATTTTTATATAATATTAAATGTTTTTCAAAACAATATTGAACATCAAAAGGTTTAATATTGAACTCGTTTTTAAAAACTTCTGCCAGCGGAGAGTACCTGTCAAACTTAATCAATTATTAGTCCTTTTATCAGTTCTTTTAAATTCTCTTGAGATTGTTCTTCTAAATCTTTTCTAAACTCTTCTTTTACGTTAGGCAACATTATAGCTTTTTCTATTAAACGTGTAGGAATTATAATTTCTAAAAATTTGGAATATTTTTTCAAATATATTAACTGCTCAAAAACCAAATTTTCTAAAGCGTCATCTGGAGGGGAATCCATTTTGTCTAGACGCTTTAACGCCCAGTATATTACTGCCCCTCTTTTTCCATTAAAAAACCCACAAAATCTTTATGCATCATTAACAACATTAAACTCCAAAATTTTTGGGTCTGATTTAAAATTGAAGCTATCAATGGTGATGGTAATGATAGTAAATAATCAACCTTTTCATCAAAAGTCATCTTAGACATATCTTTATCTCCAAGCTTAACAATACAGTGAGCAAGGTTTCTTATGTTTAACATATATCTAAATTCTTCCATGCTTAGTTCTTTTTGCATTGCATCATACAGAAAGGTATAGTAATCTACTTCATCAAGGGCTTTTTTACTTTTTAGAATCACTTCCATTCCAAAAGGTAGTTTTAACTTATATTCGAAATTACCATTAATAAACAACTGTTTTCCCGCTTCTAGTATATCCTCTTCACTAACTTTTAGATTTTGCATAGCAACCTCAAAAGGTAATTCCAATATTTGAGACGCCTCATCAAAAATAGATTTTTTTTCTTTTGTTTTTTCTTTAACGTTTTCAGAATGTTCATTGTTTTTTGGTGTTTCTGTTGTCTCAGTTGATTCTTCTGCCAATTGTTCTAAATCTAATGCCATTTTTTATCCTTTTATTTTTGCTAATATATCTGTTGGTTTTATAAAAAGCAGTAATTCTTTCTCTATCTCCATTTCAACTCCGGAGTATTTATTTATTAAAAGAATATCATCAGGCTGCACTTCTTTTATTTCATCGCCTACGGATATAACTTTTACAATTAACGGTTTTTCTTTTGAAATTCCTCTTATTACTCCTGACGCAGTTTTCTTGTCGTCACCTATTCTTTTACAACATATATTGTCATACATAGGAACAATCATACAATTCCTTTTTTTCTGTATTTTACCAAAAATTCAATAAAAAAAGCAAAATTAATGTTTTATATTATCATTTTTAATTTTTGAGTTTTTTTCATCTCCATTTTTAATTTCTTCTAATACTCTATAGATAGATTGTAGCCAAGAATTTGTCTGTTTTAGACTGTTGTCCCCATTTAATTGGCTTTCTATTCTTCCCAAATCAGCATACGATTCTCCAAGGTGCAATTTTTTTAACAATGCCGGCAAATCTTTAAAATTTTTATCTAGTTCTTCTTTGCTTTTAAGCGTAAATTTACCAGTTTGTTCATCATATTTAAAAGCGCCTTTTATTAACTTCATAATATCTTCTGGATTCTCATAAGCATCTATTCCAAGTTTTTTACTTAATTGAGAAGCAAATCCAGCACTTAATATTTTTTTAGTATATAATTTAAACATAGGCTCATCTGCAACAAATTCTTTAAAAGACATATAGGTACGTCCATTAAAATCTAATTTACCATGCTTATCAAAATAATCTCTCAAAGAAGTATATACTTTAGTTATTGCGTCTAGTTGTTCTTTATTGTTAAAATGTCCTCTTGACATCATAAAATTCATTATTTTTTTAGAGTTTTCGCTGCTTCCATAATAATCATTAAATTCTTCATTTTCTTGTAGGAATTTTATATCTTTATAAAAATCTTCAAAATTATTTTTATATGCTTGCATGGCTTTTAGCGTCTCTATTGCCGCTCCCTTTTTAAACATATTAGAAACAATATTATCTTTCTTAAATACTTCCATATAATCTTCTTGAGATATCTGATTAAATGACAACACATCTGCTCTAATATTTGCGTCTTTGTCTCCGTATTTAGTTAAATAGTTAACTACTTTGGTAGCTGCTTCTTTGCTTATATGATTACTTTTCATTAAAGATTCTGTAAATTTTTTCCTAAAAATAGCGTTTTCTGATAATGCTTCAGATATGTCTTTAATATCATCATATTTTATATCCCCCTTGTATCCCATTTGCCTTAAAACTCCAACTATACCCGCTTCATCAGCTGTATATATAGTTTTCATTTCGTTTATTGTTTTTTGTTTTTTTGCTCTATTAAATTCATATTCAAATAACGCATTAGCTTGTTTTTGGTCTAATCCTGCTTTTTCATATGTTTTTATTATTTTACTTTTTAAATTGTTGTCACTGTGCGCTTTTTCTATCATCTCTTCATAAGAACCGTTAAAGTTTAATTTTTTAAGCAATCCTTCTCTAACATCGTCACTATTCATAGCTTCAAATTGTGATGCGCCTATTTTTGCTTTAGCCTCTTTAATAGCGTTATTTATTTCTGTTATTGTCTGTGTTAATTTTTTAAAATAATTTTTAAATTCATCAGTCGCTCCAATATTGGTAACAGCCGAATTCGTTTCGTCTTCTGTTCTTTTCTTTGAAAAGTATGCAGCCAACACGGAAGTTGCTTCTTCATCTCCTTTAGACCATGAATCGATAGTACGATACATATGTTCCATTGCTCTTCTTCTATGTTTAGCAGCCGCCCATATATGCGGAAAGTCCTCTTTATTGTAAGAAAACCATTGTCCCCCTAATAAATCTTGCATTCTATTACTTACATCTCTTTCATCTTCACTTCCAACAAACGTTCTTCTTAAAGCGCTAAACACATTCCCTTCAAAAGAAGAAGGAAAATATCCACGCACTAACATATCATCTAGTTTTACCGAACCTAGTTTATTCAATGCGTTATAATATTTACCTATTTTTCCTTGCGCCACTTTTGTGTTTAATGGTTTGAATGTTTCATCTTCACCAAATCCAGGCATCCATGAAACTAAAGTTGCCATACTTTTTTGAAAATTGTATTTCACTCTTCTAAAGACTGCTTGAAAACTATTTTCAGCTTTTAATCTTTGCCATCTATCTTTTGCTATAGCTTTTTCTGTTCTTTGTTCACTTGTTTTAAATATTTTTTCAAACAAATCTGGATTATTGTTATATATATCTAACAATTTTAATGTAGAGTCATACTCTTCCGGATTTAACATTCCAAGTTTTTTATGAACTAATAAATCTTTTAATTTACTACTCATATTGGGCAAATAACTACTTATAAGATTTAAGACCTTTTTACTGTCTATTCTTTTTACATCATTAGCTGTTCGACGAAAATCCAATACATCATAATAATAACTACTATCTTTGTTTGCTAAATAATTAAATATTTTATTGTAGTCTCCATTATATTGCTGTTCTAATTTCTGAAGTTCTTTAACTCCATATCTATTCATAATTTTTTCTTGAAGTTGCTTATTATTAATTACGTCCCTTAATGTTAAATGTTCTCCAACATCTTTATTGTATTTCTGTATACCAGCTTCTAACGCAGTTAGAACATATTGTTGAGGAGACATTGCTTTATTTGCCAATAAAACATTTCCATTCATTCCTAACGCCGACATACTTCTTATAAAATCTTGTTGAAATTTTTCTACTCTATCTTTGTTTGATAATCCTTTTTTGTAAAACTGTTTTACAGCATTTCCAACAATATCTGTAGTTGAGTCAAACATTGTTTTAACTTCAAACATTGTTCCTTTTGAAAAACCTGTCTGATTAGATGTTATTTGAGCAGTGTTTACTGTATTATTAATATAATCAGCTGTGGTTTGACCTTTGTTTGCTGCAGCAACTCCTGCAGCTGCTGTAACATGAACAAAATCTTCAGAACTTATTCCTGATAAATTTAATTGCCTTAATGCTTGAATGGTTTGCTTTATACTTCCATTAAATAAATCTCTTAATTTCTCAACAACATTTTTCATTTTTTTAATATTCATTTCCACCTCACCAAAATCACCGCTATCATCTATCATTGAATTTCTTGCTAATTCATTGAATGCTAATTGTTGTTCTTCTGGTGAGAATCTAGGATGTTCAACGGCGGAGGCAGTAAAGTCTTTATATAATTTAGTTGCTTGTCCCATACTTATTCCAAAACCATATTTTCCTGCCCCTGCTACATTAAGCAAATTAGCTGCTTCATGCGTTTGTATAATTCTTCCGGCAGCAGTATTAAGAGGAGCCATTATAGTATTTCCAAGTGCTTCTCCTAATAAAGAACCGGCAATACCACCAATAGGACCCGCAAAAGAAGCTCCTACAGCGCCTAAAGCCAACGACATTCCGCTACCTGCTACAAACCCTGCTGTTCCAATTGTCCCTTGAGCTTTAGCTTCGTTAGCATAAGTGTCAAATAAAACTGGATTTAAGCCAGCAGGAGCCATATAGAGAGGCACTTTATAGGTCAAGAACGATTTAAATGGATGAGCAATCATAGCGGCATAATAATTATTAGACATAGGAGTCTGAAAGGCCCCTCCGTAAGGAGTTCTCATCATAGCCATAGTATCTGGGGCATATTGTCCATATGTGGAAGGATTAAATATATGAGGGGCAGCTAAATAGCCTGATAAAGGAGAATAGTAAGAACTTCCTGTAGTTTCATATGGGTCATACGCAAACGGAGAATACATTATTATTCCTTAATGATTTTTATTTTTTCAAAAGGTAGTACCATATCTATTGGAAAAGTAAAATCTTTTTTATATGATAAAACTATAATTCCTTTTTGCTTTGTGAATGAGAAATTTTTTTCAATTAAATCGCCTTTTTTAACAACATCATCAACTTTTACACATATTAATTCATTATCAACATTAAAAGTTGTTTCCCCTATTTTGACATAACCGTCACCTATTTCAGTAACTTTATCATTCAATGTTGAATAAGTGCATCCAAATAAATAATTTAAAAACAATTCAGCTCTGTTAAGCAAAACTTTATCAAATATAGAATATTGGTTTTTGTTTTTAAAAATAGGTGTTATTTTTAGTTGTTTTTCATTGGGTATTTTAACGTAAACAATAAAACCTTTTAAATTATAAAAATCAATATAATCATTTTTGGAAGCTGGAAATGTGATATTAATATTAATTAAAGCGTTATCATCATTAATATATCCAACGATTGAATTTATTTGTTTTCCAAAAGCGTCTTTCAGAGTAAAGTTTTCATCATCTATATCCTCTATATATGTAGGAAGAATAAAAAAATCATTATTTATATAATTTATATATTGTATTTCTGTAAGTGAATTATACAATGATATTATTTTTAAAATATCGTTATCTTTTTCTATATTATCAGAATAACTGCCGTATACAACACTAAAAGGAGTAAACATTGCCTGTTTCCCTAACTATTATTTTAGCAATTTTAATTAAACAATTATCTTTGTTCATATTGGATGTTATTTTAGTTTCATTAAATGGAATTCCTAAATAATTAAAGCTAATCGATTTAAACACAAAAGGGTTTAGAAAAATATTAGCGACATAATCCGCAATCATATTATTATTTAAAATCAATTCATTAGCATATGTTTTTATTTTTTCAAAAAAATAATCATAATCTTTAAAATTAGTTAATTCATATAATTTATTTAAATTATTCTCATTGTTTACTGTTATTTCAGCCTCTATTTTAAATGGAGCCATTACTTTACAATCATATTCTTTAAATGTTGAATTAATTTCAGAGATAATATCATTAGAAATCTCACTACCATATAACTCTATAGTTACATTTACCGGGCCTATCAATGTTAATAAATATTCTTTTTTTTCATTCCCTATAAAATTATTTTTAGCAAAACTTACTTTTACATTTTCCTTATTGTCGGCTAAAATCTTAATATCAAAAAACATACCATCAATAGACACTGTTTTGATATCACCTTCTGGAACATAAATATTTTGGGAGTTTTTAACTATAGTTGCATCACTGGTGTATATTGCAACTGAATTACGGTGATATGTAGATTGTTTGGTGTTAAAATATTCGTTAATTTTATCAAAAGACACAGTTTTATCTGCTATTTCAGATATATAAAATAAACTTTTCAAATTTTCAGCTAGATACAAATCTTTAAAATTATCATAAGCATATTGTGATAATTCATTACAAAAATGAATTAGGTTTGGATTAAATTGTATTGCTTTTATTTCATTATGCTCAAGTAATGATGACACTTTAGAAGTCTTTATTTCATTTGTATAAAAAAGTTTATTTAAAATAAGTTGGGCGTCTTTATTTATGTCGCCCGTACTATCTATTCCTAGTTTAAGCAACAAAGTGTTAAGAAAATATTTTTTATCATCATCTGAAATATTTGGATTCATAATAACTGATGTAATATCAGTTTCATTGAATTGAAAATAAATCCCTGCAAAAAAATATAATTTAGACCAAAATAATGGTTGAACAAAAAAAGTTTCTATTGCTTCTTTCTGCTCATCAGTCATAACTGAAGTATCTACAATATTATTCACTTCTTTTCTAGCTGTATTTAAAACAGCTTTTTTAAACGAATCAGAAATTAGAGAATTAAAATTGTTTAACATCTCAATATCCTAGCACTACATTTCTTATTTGATTAGTAGATTTATCTGATACATTAGAGCCGGCTACTACAGCAGTAGTGGCAATAGGGTGTTTAATAGCTGTTCTAGCAAATCCCTTTGCTGCTATTGCAGCTCCTCTTGCTCCATATGCAGCACCAGTCCCAATTAAATTTAGCCCTTTACCTAATACAGTTGTCACAACTCTAGCCAGAGGACCAATAGCTTTTTTTTCCATTAATTCGTCAATCTGAGCAAGTTTATTTATAGCATCGTCTAATTTGGCTTTTTTCTCAATATCAAGATTTTCGCTTGCTACTTTTGATAACATATCTGTTCTCACATTGCTTCTCATTAAAACATCTTCAGCATATTTTTCCATATTAGATTTTACTAGAGTTTTTATAATATCTCTCATTTCAGACTCCATATCTGTTAAAGAAGCTATTTTATCAAGCAGTATTTCTTTTGCCACCTCTGCTTCAAATAATAATCTATTTTTTTCATTTTCTTCTTTTGCTATTTTATCCTTTAATTCATATGCTAATTCATCATTAATTGCCTCTTTTGCTTCTTTTGTTAAAGTTTCTTTATATGTGTATCCTGAGGAAATTTTTTCTCTATAAATATTTTCATTTTGTTTTATAACAAACATTGAAGGCAATATTTGTGCTTTTTTTTCTATGTTCGCCTGTTTGTTAACAGAAGCTGTTTTAGTAAGATTTTGGGGTCTACTTTTTTCTTTTTCAGAAGCTAGTTTAGACATTTCAGGGGTTTCTACTACATCAAATCTTATATCTGAATTTAAGTCTGATTCTTGAAGTTTTTTAATAAAATTCTGTTTATTTACCTCTCTAGCTAAAGTAACTTTCCACCTTTCATCCATATTGCTTGCGATTTTTGCAAATTCTGCAGCAACATCGTCTGAATTAACTATTTGATTTGCTAATTCTTCTATTGGATACATAACAGTCCTTTTTTTGTTAATTATACTAAAAAAAGATAGATAAGTGAAATTAAAAGGTGAAAAGAAAGAGAAAAGGCGGTTTATTCTTGATGCGCTGCTTCAAATAATGCTTCAGCAGTAGCTAAAACTTTTTCATCTACAGCGCCTAGAAAATCAACTACTTCGGCAATTTTAGTTAGGTCCTCTTCTGTAAAGCCAGCCTCAACTGCTTCCTCAGCAACTTTTTCGTCAGCAATCAGTCCTTCTTCATTAACATTTGCAGCAATTATTAGCCCGCTTATAGGGTCAATGCCGTTTGCGTCAAGATAATCCATTGCTTCTGCAACTTTATCAGTTAAATCTTCATCGTACTCATTTGCCTCTGGTTCAATAATTCCAGCTTCTTCTGCTTGTTTTTCAATTTGTGCATAAATAAAATCAACATCTTCTTTCGTCATACCTAGTTCATTTGCGTAAGCAACAACCTCTTCTGGGGTCATTTCACCACTTGCAACTTTGTCAAATGCCATGCCTATAGCAATAATTTTACTTTCAGGATTTTCGCTTGCTGTTTTTAAGAGATTCTTGCCGGTAAAAATATTACCGTACACTAAATTGTGAAATGCAACCAAGTCATCGGCAGTTACCCCGTCTTCAGCCGCTATTTTCAACAACCCTTCCTTAGTTGACGAATTTTCATAAGTTTGAAAATAACTAGCTACTTTTTCTATAAAGCTCATAAATGCTCCTTGTAATTTTTTTTAATTGTAACAAGTTTATTTGTTTTTGTCCAATATTCTTTTTACATCATCTACACTTCTTACTATATAATACTCCCCTCCAACTTTTTCTATTTTATTTTGAACGTTTTTTTGGGTCTCTCTTTGTCTTCCTGTTTTGGTCTTTACTTCAAGTCCTATAAATTTTCCGTTTTGGATAACTATTATATCAGGAAGCCCTTTAACACTAGCACAATCGTAATGCCCTACTTGTCTGTAAAACGAACCTATAATTCTTGCCTTAATAGTAGGACTCAAACTGGGGATAGAATTAATTATTTTACTTAAAACAGATTTTGCTTTTTCAGTAAAAGAACCTGAATTTTGCCTCCAAAAGAATATATCTTTTCTCCATTCTAAATATTTTATAATCATATTTTGAATTTGTTTTTCAGTAAGAGGTTTTTTAGAAGGTATTTTCATAAAAACGCCTTTTTAAAAGGCATTATACAAAAAAAGAGGGAGGAAAATCAATTATATTACTGCTCCGTCCCCAGTATCACCATTTTCATTATCAGAATTATCTTGTGGGTTATTGTTTGAATTATTAGTATTGCAATCGCTTAAACTAACTCCGTTAAATCCACAATCCATTGCTGCTCTAAATATATTTGCTAATGCTTCTACATTAATAGATGTAACACTTTCTTTTGTTACAAATTTTTCATCAACATATGTTTTGTCGGCTTTACTGTCTATTATGTTTTCAATATTATCAATTTCTGTTTCAATATTGCTAATTTCTTCCTGAATCCCATTAATTGTATCATTTGAAGTTAAATTGGATAATTGTGATTCTATATCATCAAGTCTTTTGTTTTGTTGTTGATTTTGTGATTCAACATCAGCTAGTCTTGAACTAATATCTGAAATATTGTTTTCAATATCTGTAAGTCTAGTTAAAATATTAGTAAGCTGAGTGATAATATTTTGCGCTACATCAAATTCCTCAGTATCAGGGTCGGCATCAAGAATACTTTCAATGGTTTTTATTCTGTTTTGAAGTTCCTTAATGTCTACATTTTCTAGGGCAAGTATACTGTTTATTTCTGTCTTTATCTTGTCCCCAACCTGCCAACCAAAATGTTGCGCAACAAGCTGTAACAATTGTTGAATTTCGTTCATATTATCTCCTTTAATTTTAGTTTTCATTATTATTTTACTTAAAAATAGAAAAAAGTAAATTATTACTATAAAAAAACACGAATCATCAGTGATGTGAGCTAGTACCATATATATCTATATAGAATCCTTTGCCGCCTACATGCATATCTATATAGTCTGTGGCAGTGATTTCATATTTATCAACAGACAATACGGCATCTCTTAGTAATAACGTTAATTTTGGGTTTAATATTGCTAGAGAGGTTTCTCCTTCATTAACATAAAAAGCATTGTTTACAAAAATCTTGTTAAATTTCATTTCTGAAATATTTGTTTTAAGAATATCTGTATTATTTAATTTTATATGTTTTGCTGATATTTCAATACGATTTCCATCAAGAGTTATTGCTTTAAAATAAGTAACATAATATATTTCACCAAAAAAAGAAATTGAGATATTTGAATTGTATGGAGTTTTTGATAAAACTAAATCAAATTCAATAATTACATCAGGATTTATTTTTAGTGCATTAAGTTCTTCTGTTAATTTGGAAAAATTTGTTCTAACATCATCTAAATAATCTGATGCAAAAGAAGGGTCTATAGCAATTAATTCAACATAAGAACCTATACCAACGCCTTTTATTTTATATACCTCAGATATAGATATTAGTTGAGCTCCATACTTGCCCATAATTTCAGCAAAAGAATTCGTAGATTTAACTATTATCTTTCCAATATCTTGTATAGATTTTAGATGCAGTAAATCATCTCTTACTTTTCCTATTAAAAATTCAAACGAAATCTTTTTATCAAAAGAAAAACCTTTTATTAATGGACCCTCTATCAATGTGCCGCTTTCAAACTTTCTAATACTAGTATCATTTTTTATAGCTACATAATTAACATAATCAACCCCCATATATGCAATATCTGAACCAATAGCCAGAGAACCCGAATTTAATAAATCAAAATTTATAACAAAACTATCATTTCCTATATCAAGTAAGGTAACACCTGTAATAAAATCTCCTGCAACAGTAGTGTAAAAAGGGGATTCCAAATAAGTAAACAAACTTTGGTTATATGATGTTTTATGGGTCAAATAATATCTGCCAAAATCATCTTTCATAACATATACAATATCGTCTTCATTTATTTTTTCAGACCCTAATACAGCTTTTATATAACCACCACTATCTAATTTAACATCTGCTTTTATTGTGTTTGTTGAATCAATAAAAACATTTACCACTTTGCCAATACCAATTTTTTTGCCCACAAATTACCTTTGGATAGATATTATTTTCTCAGTTCCATTAGGCAATATTCCATATACTGAATCAATTGCTCCACTGTCTTTGAAGGCTTCAAAAACATCGTCAAATATATGTTCTTGAACTGTTACACTATCTCCATTGTTTAAATTTATTCTTATTCCAGCATATTCATTATATGGATATGAAGTGGTTTTGTGTTTTTTTCTCATTTTTATTCTTTTATTTCCAAAAGCGTCTATATTTTCCGATTCCATTTGATTCATAGCTTCTTTTACTAATATTTCTCTATGTTTTAATTTGTTCAAAACAGGATATCTGTCTTCAGAGGCCATTTTAATAACCGGAGCAATATGTGGTTGTGCACACCCTTCCAATAAAGACAATAATCTAATCATTGTTTTTAAAGTGTCATACTTGGTTAGAGAAGAATATGTATATTCATCTATATTGCTTAATAAACCTATTATCTCAGATGGTCTTAATAAAATATTATTTGTTTTAATAAAATTACTCAATATAGGCATAGGTATTTGTTTCATTTCTCTAATATCAGAATAGTTGAGAGGATTTGATACTGCCCACGCATCTATTCTTTTTTTTAATTCTGCTATTTTAGAAAGAGCTTTTTTTTGGGGCATTAACCTTTCACTATTATCAGATGCTACTTTTTGAAATAATGCATACCCCTGAGTATCAGCAGGTCTTCTTACTATAGAAATATCAAAGAAATTTAAAGGAGGATGGTTTATAGCAAAAACTCTTACACCATTAGGCATTATTTGATGCATCATATATTTCAAATGCTCACATCTGTTTGCTAGACTGTCTTTTGTGACATGCCCACAATAAGAGCAATGTTCTTCGGTAACTTTGGTTCCCATAGAAACCGCTATTCTTTCTCCATTTTCAATAGAATAATAAATATCTGGTGCTAATTCCTTTTTTATCTCTATAAGTAGTTCCACTCTATGCATTTCATCGTTATAAATAGCTTTTAAAACCTTACCAATACTTTTTGATGGGTCTTTATTGTCGTGTTGAACAAATACTCCTGATGTTAAAAATTTAGTGTAATATTGTTTTAAATCTTTTTCCCAAAAAAAGTCTCCATTTTTGTTTTCGCCATAAAAATCTCCAGCTCCCATAGCTATTACATATAAATATGCGTGATTTTTTTTAATTTTTATATCATTAAAAATCTCAGGTCTTTCAGAAGCTGTTTTTACTATTGAGCACATTCCATTGGGACATATTTCTTTTTCTGCTTCAGCGTATTCAATTTGTGCATCTATATATTTAGTGAGCATTACATTCTCCTTCATCTTTTATATAATTATACATTATTTCAAAAGTTGTTTTTATTGGCGTATTTCTCAAAATATCCATTAATTCGTTTAAATATACTTTTTCTGTAGCAAAATCTTTAGCTTTTAAACAAACATATCTTTTTCTACAAATAAACACTTTTTCTCTCATGTATCTGGTTATTTCTTGTATAACCCCAATGTTATCAATTCTTACACACGTCATAACACTTCTTTTAATGGAATATTAATATCAACTAAAGATTTAATTAAGAATGGAACAGGATACATCTTTTTATTAATTTGTTTAAATAGTTTAAAATTATTTGGACCATTAACATTTGAAACAAATTCTTTTGTAATAATAAAATTGTTTTCAGTATCATTTTCCACGAATGAAGCGATTTCAAATAATTCATAAGGCTCTTTGTCTATATAATTAGCCAATATGTTTACAAAATCATAAATTCTCATTTCTTTATTGTTTGCTATAATGGTTGGCACTATAATGTTGTTCCATCCTTTTTTAATTTCTATTACATAATTCTTATCGATATTGGTGTTAATGCTTACAAATTCACCATTTACATATCCAAGTATGGTAATATTGTTGTTTAATATTTCTGCATTAATATTTGTTGGATATATTGTTTCCTCTAGAAGAGTGCTGTATATATTACCTGCTTGAGTGTTAAAGACAACATTGTTCTCATTTAACTCTATAACATTTTCGGTAATTTCTATAATTTTGTTTTCTCCTATAGAAAGTGTTGAAGTGAAATCTTTTTCTTCCAAAATACAACTTAAACTAACAGAAGCGGGAAGGGCTTCAAAGGTGAATATTACATCTGGTTGTTGTATATTTACTTCCTGGTCCAAAATCGCTATCTCATATTCCTCAGACAAAAGAGAGAAATTTAATGCAATTGAATTATCTACCGTTTGCATCCACATAGCATAATATGGCAACCCCTCAGCTATAAATCCACTTAATTCTAGATTTGAATTAGATTCATAATTCGCTACTTCTCCGTTTAATTTATACGTATTATTTGTATTCTGGATTGTTTCGCAAGTGGCCTTAATAGCTAAAGTAAAAGAACCATGTCCTGCTGAGGAATTTCCATTTCCTAAAAACAAAGGGTATAAATTCATATTACTTCCTTTTTTTTATAACACTGTTGATGTTTCAAACATTGTGCTTATTCTTATTTCTATAGAACTTGCAAATAATTTAGTATCTTGTGACACTAACCCTGTTTCTGACCAATTTAAAAATTCGTGACCTATAATTCTGTTTTCACTTAAAGCCCTAATTTTGTTTATTGATGAAAGAATTATTGACTCTATTACTAAACTGGCAAGTCTTTCAGATTCTAGATATGTGTTTCCATAGCAAGTTATCAACAAATTAAACATTTGGTATGAAACACTGTTAATTATATTTTTGTTATTTATAGTGTTAAGCCTTTCATTTAATAATGCTCCTGTAGGAGGTTGTGGACTATGTGTTCTTTTAAGGATTATCAAAGGCGCTCTATTAACATTTATTGTATCTGCATCTATGAGCCTAACTATTTTTTCATCAATATTATTATCTCTAAGTTTTGATTTTATTAAGTTCATATAAATTACAAAAAAATCTTTATACAAAATCGCAGAATAATCTGTGTCTGAATAATTAAAAATATCCATTATTTTTTACCTTGTGAATATTTTTCTCTCAATAATTTCATGTAAGCTTTTTCCCTATCTGTTGGCTGTCCAATTAAAGCTTCTCTAGCAGCCATTTGATTATTATATTTTCTAAGTTGTCTATTAACATCCATCGCAGCAATAGCGCCTCCAAGTCCCAGACCCAACAAACCTTTAGCTCTATTAGAAGTATTCAAGATATTTCCTATCGCAACCCCTGCAGTAGTTCCTACTGTTCCATTTTTTACAGCTTCAAATAAATCCACCGGTTGTTTTCTGCTTTGAAGAGCATCTGCCATAGTTTCCATTTTCATTTTTCTTAAATTGTAATAATCATTTTTATCAGCCTGTTTTCTCCCAGATAACGCACTTGGAACATTCCCGGTTACATTTTGTTCGGAATTATTTAAATTGGAATCTAGTGCTATTTTCTCTCCAGTAACAGGGTCATATTTAGCTAAATCAATATTTGTTTTAATTTTAGGTATATTGAATATGTTATATTTTGGTTTTTTTGTTTTTTGTTTTATTTTATAAGCTCCCATTTTACCACCTTATATAAGTCCTATTCCTGATGTTAAATTATCGGAAAACTTTCCTCTCCCATTTAATTTTGAATGTATGTCTGCGAAAATTTTCATCGTATTAGGGTCAACTTTTCCACCTAAACTATTTCCTATGCTTACAAAACTTGCAGCAAGAGTTGGATTTTCCATTACTTCAGGGGCCAATTCATATCCAGCCTCTAGCATTTTCTTTATTTTTGCATCATCTGTATGTTTAAGTTCAGGGGCTTCCTTTTTTACCGCTTTTGCTAAAGAATTCAATTTTCTCTCAAAAAACATCTTTTTTACTTTTTGATGACCAATATCTAATGCTTCTCCAGCAAGTCCTATACCTAGACCCGCAACTAACGCTTTAGCCATAGTCCCACCTATTTGGCTTAATGAATTGCTAGACACTGCTGCTTCTTTACTCATTCCACCATTGTCTATTATTTCTAGCGCTTTAACTGCAAAAGCTATTTTTTCCAATGTGTTTTTAGCCCCAATAGCGTCTTCTATTTTAGGAAGCTCTTCAGCTATTTTCTCCAATTTAGTTACTATATCTGACATTGTTAATCCTTTGTATCATTTTGTTGTATTCTTTTATATATTTTTTTGTTTGATTTAGTTCATTTTTCATAAAAGAATAATTTTTTAAAATTTCTTTAAAATCCTGCTTTGATAAAACAATTTTATCATTTTTACTTGAAAAAGTAAAAGTCTTACTTTTAGGGATGCTTGGTTCATACCTAAAAGACGGGCATTTGTTTTTTATATATACAACTTTTTTTTGTGCACAACCGATAATAAACAATGAACTAAATAGTAATAGTAATTTTTTCACCATCTTCAGCCTTTGTAATTTTTTCTTCAATTTCAATTTCTTTTTTCTTTTGGGCAGTATCAAATTCTTTTTCTATTTTATGCTGCACGTTTGATAAGTTAAGCTCTTCTTTTTTAACTTCTACATTTTGTTTTAAAGCTTCATTTTGCTGTTTAATATTCTCGTTTTCATTCTCTAAATCTTCCACACGATGTTCTGTTGATTTTAATTTAGCAAACAAGCCCAAAAAGGTAATTAAAATAGTTCCTATTCCTACCAATATTAATTTGATTCTGAAAAGCATAGTTTCTCCTTTGCATATCTTAATAATTTCACAAAATTATCAAAGTCATATTTCGTGCATTTTACACGATTATTTCTTTTAAAATTATTGTGAAATTGTATATGACATTCTTCACATAAACACACACCGTTATCTACATCAAACCTTTCATCTATAAAATAACTAGCATGATTTAAATGGTGAGCAACTCTTTTTTTAATACTTCCACATATTACACACTTAACATCTCTGCGTATAACTTGAGCTCTCCACTTTCTATATTCTCTTGAATTTCTCCAATTTCGCATGCTTTATCCTTTCCGCTTTATTTTTTTATCAATATTCATTACAATCTCCCAAGAGTGTATTTAGCCCTATCACTTTGCAATCTATTGATATCAGTTTCTTTATTATATAAAAGCTCTCCTGTTAATCCTTTTTTAATTCCTCTATAATTCATTTTCTGCCAAATTGTTGTATTTGCCAATGGTTTTTGTTCATAAGTTTTATATACTGGTACAATAGGAAATGGATTATGAGATACCTTTACTTCTTTTAATCCGTGTTGTTTCATTTTTTTAACTATTCCAGGTGTAATTTTAGTACCAGGACTATAATGTAAAAAAGGCTGGGCTAGATATTTATTTGTAATCTGTCTATCTGAAACCTTGACAATATGTGTATTAGGCTCTTCTATAGTGTGCAATAATGCATCATAATTATGTAATTCGTGCATTTCATCTTTTTTATGTTTAGCTAATTCCAAATATCCCCTTGCTAAAACTCCAAACACTCTTTTATCTATATCTCCGCCATTTGCCTCATATAATTTATCTACGGTATATTTTCTAGCTTGATACACTCCGGAATGCTCCATTATTTCTCTTGGGGAAGCTAAACCTGTGCTTAACGTTTGCCCTTTGAAAACCTCATCGCCAACTTTGACTTTTGGTTTGACTTCTGGAGAAATATAATGAGTTTTCCCCGCTATTACTACATTATATCCACCAGTGTTTAATCTTTCTATTTTTTCAACTTTACCATCTGTAGTTGATATAGTGGCTTTCCCTCTAAAAGATTTAGGAGTATTTAATAAGATTTTTTGTGCTTCAAAACCTGTAGGTATATTAGATGTTAATTTACCTTTTATGTTATGTTTAGCTGACAAAACAAGCTGAGTTGCTTTTTCACCTACTGTTTGTGAAGCCTGAATGCCTATATTGTGCCCTGGTTCATATAATTTACCCATTGCATTATGTCCATAACACATTGCGCATATTCCGTCTTTAGCTTGACAAGTAATAGGGTCTCTTACTACTATTGTTTTTTTTCTTTGTTTTTTCAATTGATTAACGTAATCTTTAGTTATTAATCTGTTGGTGCCTGCTTCATATCTTCCTATTATTTGGGAGTCATCAATTTTATATTCAATACCATTTTTAGTGCCACAGTCTTTACAACATATTTTTAAATGTTCTGTGTTAGCCACTAAAACTTTACTCATAGCTCCAGGTTCAGATGTTGAAGTAGCAGATTGTACGGCTGCATATCTGGCTTGGGAACCTGCAGCAAACATTTCATGACTCCTATACCCTGATGATAATGAATTTTTAATTAGGAAAGGAAATGGCTCAGAATTCATATCTACAGTATATACTGAAGCCCCAATTGTTCTAGTTATTGTAGCTGGATTTCCTCTACTTCTCGATTTTCCTTGGTCAACTAAATGGTTGCCATCAGGTTCCATAGTTAACTCTTGGACTTTATCAAATAATTTTATTAAATGTTCTTTTTTCTTTTCTGTACTCATTAAAGACAGTTTTTTATTTTCTTTTTCTAAAAAAGATTCTATTTTTTTTCTATTGGGGTGCAGCAAATCATTTATACCTACGTGATGTCCGTGTAAGTATGCCAACTCTTCTCCTAAATCACCTATTTTATGTATATTTTTTGCGTAGTGGTCAGGATATTTTTTAGCATATTCTGTTAATAACTTATTTAATTTTGCTTTTGTAAGTGGTAAGTCGCTTTTTTTAATATGAAATTCATCTGGAAGAAAACTGTTTAAAGCAGATACAGCGTCCATAAAGTTTTCCTTTGATAATCTTTTTGCTACAATTATAATAAAATATTACAAAATATCAAAACACTCGTATAAGAAAAAGGAAAAAAAATGAAAAGTATAATTGTCGACATTTTAAATTTTAACGAAATAGGTGAAACAATATATGGTCAATTATTTATTTTTGATGCAAACGGCAAAGACAATTATGAAGGAGATGTTTTTAAAATAACATCAAATATAACTGAAGTTAAAATACCTAATAAATCATCTTTTGAAACACCTTGGAGCGATGGAAGTGATATATTGATATGTTTATGGTCTGGTGATAGTAACAGATTGCATATGCATAATTATCTTAACAATTTATTGATTGAGAATAACAATAATAAAGTTTCTGAATATATAACCACATCGCTTATCAAAAAATCGGATATAAAAGTTGACATAACAAAAGAATATACTATAAAGATAAACGAAACTTTAAATGAAATACAAGTAACACCCCAAGTAATGTATAGTTTTAAAGATAAAATAATTTTTCCACAAAGAAAATACTTAATTGAAGAACTAACGGAAAATGGAGCAGTTCCTTTTGATGGATTTACGGGATTACAAAAAGGGGAATACGATTTAAATATAAGATTGGTTTTTTCCGATGATACGTTTACAGATGAAACAAACATTAAAATAAAAGTAATCGGAGAAAATGAGGAACAAGAATTTGTAACACTTAATCAAATAAAATATCAATTTGCATATTTTAGCCCTATTTATAGTAATGCCGTAAAACCTATGATGCCTATTGCTTTATACATATCCAAAAACCTAATTCCACAAAGCGTAGATGTGTTTATAAACACACAGAAAACAGAAACCATTAAAGACTTTGCGACTCCTTTGAAAAATATAAATATATCCACTTGTAATAGTTATCAAAACAACGAAATAAAACTAATATTCAATTGTTTGGATGAAGATGGAAAACAAGTATCTTTTGAAGATAAAAAAACAATATTTGTCTCCGAAAACATAGATGCTTCATTAGGCGTAGAATATAATTCTGATATAGGTATATATACAATAATTTTATCATCAAAAAACGATTCTTTACAAAACATTACAAATATCTTATGGAGAGTAGTGTTTGATTCGTATGTAATTCAAAATGTTGTAAATATTGCAGGCAAAGACGAACATATAAAAACAGATATAGTATATGAAGAGTTAGCCGGAAACGATGCTATATCTATAGACCTTGAAATGAAACAAATTGGTAAATATATTATTGAAGCATATCTTATAGATGCGGGAGGAAATACTAAAAAATTATCTACTGAAATAACATCTGTAAATGCAAGCGATAACGCTGAAGAATATAGTATAGGAGATAAAATAACGTTTAGTGTTATATCTAAAAGCGGAGCAGTTCCGGTATATAAATTGTATGCTGTGAAACAGGATGGAACATTTGAAAAAATACAAGTTGCCGGAATGAACCAATTGTTTGACAATATATATGGTACTGAATTTACGGCTGAATTAAATGATTGCGTGTATATAGCAAAAATAGATAAAGCAATAAAAATTTTTAAGGTAGGAGACTCAAAAAACATTGTTATAGCTTACAGTCCTAATTATACCGAAAACACTACATTAAATTATGTATTAAAAAGCATAGATGGGGATGAGCTTGAAAGCGGAACAGCTACTTATGGAGAAGAAGGATTAATGTATGCAGTTCTTAATCCTAATAATCATGGAATACTTAAAATAGGAAATTCTTACAAGCAGGTGTAAATTGAAACATATAAAAACTTTTATTCCTATCACAGGGTTATACGGGTTTATTAAAACCACTAACCCTAAGACTATTACAGTTGTATATTTTAACGGAGAAAAATCTACAGAATTAAATTTAGAGCAATCTGAATATAACGGAAAGTATATTCTTAAATTTTTGGCCGCAAATGACGGATACTATATAGTAATGGGAGAAAAGTCATTTCAAGTAATGATAAAAGGGGCTATTTCATATTATATATTTGTTTATGATATAAAAAATAAAAACCCTGATGCAATACCAATATCTGTGTTTACTGTTGACGGAAGGAATATGTTTTTTAATGCCGAAAAAATATATGATAAATTATATTGTTTTAAAGCCGACGAAATAGACTCTATAGGTTTTATAGAAATAGATAAATCAAAAACAGTTTCTCCGTTTAATATGAATAATTCAAAAAGATTCAATAAATATACATTCACTAGTAAGGCTTTTAATTTTAACACTACCTCGCCTAGCTCTTCGTCCTTTTTATCACCTTCGTCTATTAACTCAAAAATAACCACATCTGAAATTGCTACTTCTTTAAATGAAACTACAATTAATAGTTCAGCAAATTAGGAAAAAAGGTTTTTTCATGTTATATATATATGAGCCCAGTTTCGAATATTATGAAAGGAGGACTAATGAAAGGTTTTGATATTTTAACAAATACCTTAAATGGTCGTGTACCATTAAAAATTAAAAGGACTGAAGACAGTCTAATTTTAACGTTTAAGAAAATAATGCTGTTTATTAAAGACGGCAAAGTTTACAAAACGAGAAAAATATGATAAAAAAAGTACTAATTGCGTTAACATTTATTAGTTTTTTATTTGCATCAAATTATAAAGTATATTCTGTTAAGGAATATATAAGAGCATTTAACTTGCTTTCTTTGTCACAACAAAAACTTTTATATGAAGTTTTCAAAAAAGGTGAAACTGTCAACTTGCAATATACTCTCACGGCAATAGCTTGGAAAGAATCAATAGCTGGGCTCGCCAAAATTGATATGTGGGATGGAGATGGCGGAAGTTGCGGTATTTTCCACTATAGGCTTAAAAGCGTATTCGGAAGACATAAAGAATGGAGGTGGACAAGAGTGAATGCAAATATGATATGTACTAGATTAATTGAAAATTTAGATTTTGCATTCGCTGAGGCTGTTGCTGAAATAAGATGTTGGCAGAAAATAAGAGGTGAAAACAATTGGATGCAAATATGGGCATCATATAATGCTGGCACACATTATAAAAGCGCTCAAGCAAAAGCGTATGCTGCAAATATAAACAATATGATAAAAGCAATAAAATGTGTTGTTGCAGACAAATGGAAAAATAGTGTAGAATTTGTAAAAATAAAAAAAAGGATTGAAAAATGACTCTTAAAGAAAAAGATGCTATAGCGAGACAAAACGGATATACAGAAGACGAGCTTAAGTCTCTTCTTAAAACTGCATATTTAAAAAAAGTTCTAGCTATTTTTGGAATGGCTAACGATGATAAAGAGTTTATAAATGAAAGAATTAAAAAATACAAACTCTTGTTGCAAAAGAAACGTAAGGGAAAGTAGTTCTTTTCCTGTCTGACATTAAAAATTCAAAATTTATTTTTTGGATATATTCAATTAAATGTTCTATTCTTATTACCTCTAAAAAGATATATGATATTTTTAATGCAAAAAAATGACTTTTATTTTTGTGTTATAATTACACAAAAAGGATACATATGTATAGTAAAGGGCATTTTAAAAGAAGTGAATTTGCATGTAAATGTGGTTGTGGTTTTGCTGCTATGGATAGTGAACTTTTAGAGGTTTTAGAAGATGTTAGAGCACATTTTAATTCCCCTATTAAAATAAACTCTGGGTGTAGATGTATAGAGCACAACAAAGCTGTAGGCGGTAGTCCAAATTCTATGCATACAAAAGGTATGGCATGTGATTTTGTAGTTTTAAATTTAGGGGAAAATCAAGATGCAGTTGCTGATTATCTTGAAAGTAAATATCCAAACAAATATGGAATAGGAAGATATATTGGTAGAACTCACGTAGACGTTAGAGAAGGTAAGGCAAGATGGGACAACAGGTAGAAACATCTCACCTATCTCTGCATTCACTATCTTCAGCTCAATGGAAAAGACTTGAAAAATTTAACAATTATGAAGTTCATCCCTTTCTAGGTATAAGGAATGCTAAAACAAAAAAAATTTTAAGGGGACGGACATGGATGGGATATCCCAGAGTAACCCTTATGTCAGACGGGAAAAAACATGAAGTAAAAATACATAGGGCGGTTGCGGAGACATTTTTACCTAAACCAAGACCGGATTACAATATTGTAAATCACAAAAATGGAAACAGAAGTGATTATCAAGTGAATAATTTGGAATGGGTTAATCAATCATTAAACATTAAAGACAGATGGGCTAATAAAGGAAAAAGACCTAAATACTTGCCGGAATACTAAAAAAACACAAGGAGAAAGAAATGGCTGCAAGAAATAATAAATTAACTGTAGAAGAAATAGTAAAAGAACTTGATTTAAAAGTTGATGCTTTAAAAAAAAACAAACTTTCATTACTGTTAAATAAAATCTATCAAAAAGAAATTCCACCTAAAGAAGCTGTTTTAAATACTATACTTAAAATTATCACAGCAGACCCAGAATTGTCAGCTGTAGATGATATTTATATTATAGTGTACAATGGAACAATTAAAATTGAACAAAAATATACATTTTGGCCCAAAAAACTTATTGAATATGGGGTTTTTAAATTAGTGGATGCATATGTAGTAAGAGAGGGTGAAAACTTTCAAATAAATATTGACAATGGAAAAACTGAAATAAAACATACTGTTAATCCATTTAATACTGACAATAGGGTTATAGGTGCCTATGCAAGAGGCGTTTTACCAAGCGGAGAAGTTGTAATTGCTACTGCTAATTTAAATGAATTAAATGAGGCTCGGAAAGCAGCTAAAATCAAATCAAAAGGAAAACATACTGTATGGGATACTTGGTTTGATGAAGTAGCGAAAAAAGTCCCGTTAAAAAGATTGGTTAAAATGATTCCTGTCCCAGAATCATTAAGATACGCTACAGAGATAGACAATGAAAATTATGCAACAATTGATGAAATTGAAAAAAGTGAAAAAGTAGACAGCACTTATGAGGCTATAGAAGAATTAAATCAAGAAGTCGAAAAAAAAGTTACCTTACAGATGGCTTTGGATGATATGGGAGTTGAATATGAACTGAAAAAGGGATATGTAAAAGTATCCAAGAAAGACATCCCTGAGGAACTTATAGATAAATTAAAATTAACAACAACAGCCAAATTGCCGGACCATTTGGTTGGGAAAGCGCAATCTATTGTTGAATATGAAATAAGTGAAGAAGAAGATATTGTTTATGAACCGGTTGAAAATAAATAATTAAGGAGAGAGAAATGGCTACTAAAAAATTTATGGAATTAACGTTTGATGAAGTATACCAAAATAATGACAAAGATTCAATGTTGGAATTGCTTGGAATAGACCCTATTGAATGGGACTTAATGGACGAAAAAGAACAGCTTGAAGTGCTTGGAATACCTCTTGGTGAATGGATAAAACTAGAAGACTATTTATATCATAATCCATTGACTCCTGGTTTAAGTTCATCAGGGATGAAGTCAATTTATCACAACACACCGGCAAAATATAGAGCCTTAAAAGATTATCCAGAAAAGCAAAACAGAGATGCTCTTGTTTTTGGTAGGGCATTTCACAAATACGTGCTAGAACCTAATGACTTTTATAATGAGTATTTTGTATATCCTGGAGAAGTTAGAAAAAACAGTGCTGCTTATAAAAAATATGCTGAAGACGCAAAAGGAAAAGAATTAATAAAAGATACAGTGTTTAAAGATATTGAAGGGATGGCGGAATCATTAAAAAATCACTACAACTTCTTACAATTATTAAGAAGCGGACACAATGAGAGAGCAATGTTTGTGTGGGACGATGAATACAAATGCGTATTGAGAGTTAAAGTGGATGCTGACACTAACGATAAAGTACTTGATTTAAAAACAACAACTTCAGCTAACGCAAGCGACTTCTCAGCAACAAGTGCAAAATTCGGATACGATTTGCAAAACTGGCTGTATTTAAGAATATGTGAGTTAGGAGGAGATGCTAAAAAAATGTTTGGCTTTGTTGCGGTTGAAAAAACAAGGCCTTATCTTGTTAACGGACTGGTTATATCTCCCGAAGATATCACATACTATACCGACAAAATTGCCAAAAAGGTTTTAGAACAGTATTCATACTGTACTGAAACTGGTGACTGGTTTGGTTATGAAATGAATTTCGAAGACAAAAAGAAAACACCTTTTCAAGTTATATCTTTACCTAATTGGTATAAATACAATATTGAAGAAGAGGTTGGGTTCGAAGGGTAAACAGAAGGAGATGTAAATGTTGAGCAATATACCTTCAGAGAAAATAATACTTTCCACATTAATAAAAGTAGAAAAGTTAAGAGAAAAATATATAGCCGACATTAATAAAAAACATTTTTTCTTAACTATACATCAACAAATATATGACATTATATTTGATTTGTTTTTTAGGAAAGAAGACATTAGTGACGACATAATAATGTCTTTCTTTCCCGATAACAACACAGAAGTTCAGGATGTTTTACTTGGTGTAGTAGCAACAGATAAAACAATGCCTATACATTTAAAAAATATTCAAGAGGCATATTATAATAGACAGTTGACCGCCAAACTTTCTTTAATGCTAGAAAAAATAAAAAATGGCGAAAAAATAGACATCAATTCTGAATTATCAAACGTTGAAATTCCATCTGAAGATGTTACTATAAATACAGTTGAGCAACAAATAGAAAAATTAGAAAAACAGATGGAAGAAATAAAAAACAATGTAAGCGTAACTGGAATACCATCTTTAGATAATAGGCTTGTAACATCTCCTGGGGATTTAATTGTTGTTGGTGCTAGACCATCTATGGGTAAAACAGGCTTTATTGTCTCGGTAGCTTTAAATAAGGCGAAGTTAAAAAAAGGGAGTGTGATATTTTCTCTTGAAATGCCTGAAGAAAAAATTACTGCCAGAGCATTATCAAATGTTGGGGAAATTCCCATAAATGAAATTATAAAAGGGAGATTGAGCGATTATAACAAATATCTTGAAGCAAAGAAAAAGTTAATATCGCTCGATAGATGGTTCAATGTAATTGACAGCGTCAATAACATAACAAGTATTTGCAATATGATTACAAAAATAAGAATGTCTAACCCTGAAATCGAGGATTTTTTCATCGACCATTTAGGTTGGATAACGGTTGATGAAGATTTTTCTAGCACACATCACAAAGTTGGATATATAACGAAAAAATTAAAAAAAGTGGCAAAAACAACCGGTGCTAAAATATGGTTGCTGTCACAGCTAAACAGGTCTATAGAAAATAGACCAAACAGAAGACCTACATTATCGGACCTAAGAGAATCTGGTAGTATAGAAGAAGATGCAGATACTATTATAGGTCTATACAGAGAAGCTTATTATCTTGTCAAAGATGGTAAAGAAAAAGAAGAGCCTAATCCATCAAAAATGGAACTTATTATTTTAAAACAAAGAGACGGGTCTACTGGAGTATGTGAAACTTGGTTTAACGGTAAATACGTAAGGGTTGGGGACGATGAAGCTGCTCAAGTTGTAGAAATGTCACCTTCTATAGATATGAGTAGTATAGATTTAGACGCTATACCAGAAGTATAAGGAGTGAAGAATGAAAAAACCTGTTGTTTTTGATGGGCTTTTAGCTAAAAAGATAGGGGTAGAATGTGCGGTTTTGTATCAGAAAATAGTAGAATCTGAAAAAGAATTTCCTACAATAAACGATATTGATGTGTTTTTTTGGAGCGATTCAAGAAAAAAAAAGGTTTTCTCTGAATTAAAAGAAACAAACATTATAGAAGTAAAAGGAAATGGGAAAATTCATCTTACCAAAATAAGCATTGAAGACATTAATGGTGTAGAAGTACCAAGTCTTAAAAACAAATATCCTGAACCTTTTGAAAAGATATGGAAACATTACAATAGAGAAAAACACAATCCGGGTTCCAAAAAAGATGCTTTTGAGAAATGGAAAAAATCAAAGTTATCTAAAATAAGACCTGAAATAGCAATGCACATCATTGATTTATATCGTGAAGATATAGGTGACACTACTTATATGAAACATTTAAAAACTTTTATAAGTCAGGAAGTATACGAAGATTATGCTCCCTCTCTTGTGAGAGTTAAGGATAAACAAGGTAATGTATGGAACGGATATTTGTTTAGCGATAATACTTTATTCGCTATAAAAGGAAACAATTCTCTGGTAAAAGTTGATTTACCAAAAAAAGATGTAGAATCTTTAATAAAAAATGGTGGAATCGAGGTAATCGATGACTGAAAAAAAATTGACAGATGAAAAGAAAAAAGAAATTGAAGATTGGATTAAAAAGCAATCCAGGGCAAAAGACATTGAAGCTTTGTCTGTTTGCGAATATGAAACATTTACATCTATAAAATTTAAATATAAGGGGCATATCATAGAACCAATATCTTTTACCAATAACAAAAAAGAGATATTGGTTAGAATTGTGTCAGATATTAAAAGTGGTTCTTTAGACAAGACAATAGAACTACTGAATAATCGATAATATTGGTATAATTATAAAAAAGGATGAACGATGCTTAAAAAGGAAATGGAACAAATTTTGGATGAAAACAAATCTTTGAAAGAGGCAATTGATGACTTAAAAGATAAAATATCAATTGCTTCTACATTCCTACCTAAACAAGAATTGAATATGGAGCTTATTAAAACATTAGCTTCGCTTATCAAATCTAAAAATACTGTTTCGTATTTAAAATACGTAAAAGCAAATGAGTTAACATCATCTGATGTAGATGAAATCTTAACGTTTGAAGAACTGGCTTCTGACATTATAGAGGGGCTAAAAAATAGCATCATAGTAATGGCTGATGAAATAAAAAAAGGACAACAAACGCTATTGCTTGATGTTAAGAAATTTGAAAAATGGGCTGCGTTAATGGATGAAGAAGCAATGCAGAGATTTTTAGACAAAATAACTAAGAAAAATCCTCCAATGAAGAAAAAATATCACAAAAAGGACGAATAATGGGTGCTGCATTTGGTATTCTTCTTGCTATAATTAGGTTTATTTTCTTTGGTGTAGAATATGTTTTTGCATTTATATGGGGATGCATATTGTGGATTATCCATGGTGGTCATAAAAATTAATTAAATATAAGGAGAGCAAATGAAATTAACAATGATAAAAGAAAAACAAGGTATAAGAGTAAACGGGGATTTAGGTTTAAATGAAGCTTATGTACTTTTTGTAAGCGTATTTGTGAACAATTGTTTAATAAATGGTCTTGAAAAATCTCTAAGAAGCGCAGAGCCTTTAATTGTTTCAATAGATAAAGAGTATAAAGACTTTTTAAATATCTTTAAAAACTTTTTGGAAACAAAAATTTCCAACGAAGAAAAGATAAATAAGATAGATGGTCTAGAAATAATCAAAGAAGAAAACGGACAATTTAAAATAAATAAAGAACTGGACAATTCAGATATAGCATTTATATTGTCTATAATTATAAAAGCTACTGCAAAAAACGATAACACAAAAGCTGAAGAAATAATAAAATCAATAATTAAAGACCTTGAGATTTCTCTAGCTAACAAAACAATTGGAGTGAGGGATGAAAATAAAACAAACAACAATAGAAACAGTGAATCAATACCTGGTGGAGATAATAAGTAGTTATGTAGATTTAAAAAAAAGGGGGAGCCTATATGTTGGCTTTTCTCCGTTTAATTCAGAAAAAACACCCTCTTTTACTGTTTCACCAAGTAAAGGTATTTGGAAAGATTTTTCAAGCGGAAAAGGAGGTAAGGGGCCTATAAGCTTCATTATGGAATATGAAAGTTTAACTTTTCCTGATGCAGTTAAAAGGGGTGCTGATATATTAAAAGTAGAGGTGGAATATGAAGATTCTGATGAAGACGAGATGTTTTACTCAAATGCTATCGACACGCTTCAGTATTTCTTTAAAAAGAATTTAAATGAAAGAATAAAGCAATATATATACTCGAGAGGGATAAACGATAGTAGTATCGAAAAATTTGGAATAGGATATGCTCCAGCATATAAAGATGTATTAAACTTTATGCTCAATACCTCATATGTAAAAGAGTATTTAAAACTAAAAATTCTTGGATATGATAAAGAAAAAAATGAGTATTATCCTAAGTTTTATAACAGGTTAATGTTTCCTATTTTTAACAAGTTTGGAACTATAGTTGGTTTTTCAGGGAGAGATATTACAGGTAAAAGTAAGTCAAAATACGTAAATTCTCCGGAAAGTGAATATTTTAAAAAAAGAAATATTTTATATGGGTTAAATTTCGTAGATAAAAAAAGAAAAAAAATTGTTTTAGTAGAAGGGCAAATAGATGTAATACTCTTACATCAAGCCGGTTTTGATATAGCTGTAGCAAGCCAGGGTACTGCATTTACAAAGATGCAGTTAAATCATATAAAAGACAAAAAGATATTGATTTGCTATGATGGTGATAAAGCTGGATATAATGCTGCGTATAAAGCAACAAATATAATGCTGCAAAACGGAGTAATACCAAAAGTAACTTTTTTAAAAGATAACGACCCTGCAGATATAGTTTCTCAATATGGGATTAATGAGTTTTTAAGAAGAATAAAAAACAATATGTCAGGAACGGCATTTGTTGTTGAGTATTTAATCAGTGGTAATACGGAGAAAAAAATAAAAGGATTGGATGAGCTAAAATCTACAATAGATAAATACCCATACCCTATACAAGAAGAGATAATTGAAAGATATATCGCAAAAACAAATGGAGATGTGTCTATTTTTAAGCAACAAAAACCATCAAACATCACTATTGAAGAATGTATGGTTATAAAATATTGTCTTATAAATGGTCTTAAAAAAGAGATAGAAAAATTATCAACATTAACGGGTATGGATATAAACGAAAAAATGATTAAAAAATTAGAATGCGACATAATAGGAGACGAAGAATTTGATGAAATGTATGAAGGCGTAATTGAAAGCTTAAAATTAAAAAAAATCAATCAAATTAAACAATCTTCAATGTCGTATTCAGACAAAAAAACGCTTATAAATCAAATAAGGAGTATTTAATGGAAATGTACAATTTCGCAAAACCTACTGCGATAGAAAAGATATTATCAGACGTAAGCGGATTTGTTTCTGAAACTTTAGGACCGGCAGGAAAATATGTTGTAATAGGAAATGAGCACAATGTTCACACAACAAAAGACGGTGTTTCATGTTTAAGACTTATAAGAAGCAACAACCCATATGTAAACAACATAGTAACGGTTATAAAAGAAGCCTCTGAGTCTGTATTAAGGAAAGCCGGTGACGGCACAACATCAACAATCGTATTGGCTGAAAAAATGCTAAACGCATTAAAAAGCAATCAAATTACAGAGGAGCAACTTTCTTCAAAGATAGAAGAAATGGTTGAAAAAATTAATCAAATAAAAATAAAAAATATAGATAAAATAAAAGACAAAATAGTGCTTACTGCCGTATCAGGAGATAAAAATTTGGCAGACTTAATTAATTCAGCTCTAGAATTGTCAACATCTGATAATATAGTTGTTGAAACAAAACTTAACTCAAAATCAAAAGTGGAAATAATAAACGGTGTATTAATAAGGTGCAAGACGGCTGCAGAAGTATTTGAAAATCAAAATAAAATTAAAATGCCTTCGCCTCTGATAGTTTGTAATGCTGGAACAGTGGAAACAGAAAGGGAGTGTGTTGAACTACTGGAAAAAGCCAGAGAGTACGGATATAAAAATCTTATTATCATAGCAAACGGGTTTAGTGATGATGCAATAGGTGTTTTATCCATAAATCACCTCCAAGGCGTAATGAATATATTACCTATTGTTGTAGGTGGAGATGAAGTTATGAAAAACGTTGATATTATAAAAATAATATCTTCTTCTTTGAATGCTCCTATTAGTGGAATTGATTATGGAGCATATTTGTCAGATGTTGATATTGACGGCTTTACACCGCCTAAAAATGCTTTTTTTCATAACAATTATTTAACTGTTGAGAACATTGAAGGAGAAAAAGATTTTAAACTAATAGAAAAATACAAAGCTATGTTACGTGATTCAAAAGATGATTATGAAGCTGCGAAATATAGAGCCATATTGGCAATACTTGAAAGAGAAGTTGTGAAAATAATAATAGGTACGTCAATAGAGAACAAAGCAAAAGAGATAAGAGACAGAGTTGACGATGCTCTTCATTCATATTACAAATCAAAAATATACGGCGCAATGCCAGGCGCTGGTAAAAGTTATTTGAAGCTTAATGATATAACATCCAATCCTAATGCTTTTGTTGAAATTTTTTCAGCTATAAAAAATAAAATTGAAAAGAACGGTTACAATATTGATGACGCAAAAGACATTTATGATTCTGCATTAACTATTGAAGAGGTGTTAAAATCCTCATCTGAATTAGCCATTCTTTTAAACAATATTTCATATATTGTAAATGTGGAGGTTGGGCATGAATAATTTAATTAATGCTTTTGAAATAATTAAGCCAAATGTAGACCAAAATTCTTTTGACTTATATGTATCTTTAGCTATAAAAGAATCTGCATTAAAAATGGCAGGAGAAAACTATGACGAAGCTGAGTTAGTTTCAAACGTAATAAAATTAACTCTTGTAAAAGGAGCGCACTCACCAGCATTATTAAGTGATGTTTTTTATAATGAACATTCATCATTTTTAAATCCTGAAGCAGAAATTATAAAAAACCTGGTATCTTTAATTACGGATGAATTAAGTATAGCTGAAACTTTAATAAAAATAAGCGACATATGGTCTTGCTTGTCTTCAATAGTAGATGATAAAGAAGACGTCTTAAAACAAATAATAAAGGAACAAAAATGAACAAAGTATGTTTATCTGGAAGAATATCTTCTAAAAGAGAGCTAACAAAAACACCAAATGGGTTTAGTATTTTAGAAATAAATATAGCTGTATCTGACAATGAAAAAGTAAAAGGGGCATATCAAGAAGTTACTGAATTTATCCCAATTAAATTATTGGGTAACAATGCTGAATTTATAAACAATTATACAAATAAAGGTGATTTAATTGAATTATCAGGAAAAATAAAAATAGACACTTGGAAAGACAAAGATGGAAACAATAAAAGTAAAACATATGTCCTTGCTTCCGATATTAGAATATTGTCAAAAAAGAACAATAATGCAAACAACAAGAACAATCAAGAAAAAAATAAAAATTATCAATACTACGATAATGAATACGGAGACAATATAGACGAGAGTGAGATACCTTTTTAATCTCCTTTTTTCCGTCTTTTTTTTATTTTTTTTTGCTGACTTCAAAATATTTATTATAATTATTTAAAAATACAAAGGTCAGCAATGTCTTCAGTAAAAGATGAAAAACTAAAAGAATATATTGAAAAATTGAAAAACGTTCTAAAAGAATTGCATAACGACACATTATCTAATAACGACTTACAAATTTATTACAATTTAACTAAAGCTCAAAACGTAGAAGAAATAAGCGATTTTATCATTACATTGGCTTCTAAAATAGAAACTGAGCAGAAAAAATTAAAACTGACAATTTCTGAAATGACATGGTGTATTATAGATATACAACAAGAGTATATTTATATATTGTATGACAAAACTAAACCTAGCACTAAAAAGAAGTGGTATCGTTTCTTTATTGAATCTCCATTTAAAATAATTTTTTCAATAGTGTTAGGAATCTTGCTTTTTATAGGCGGTTTAATGGTTTTTTATCATTTAGACGAAAAAGCAATGGTTAAATCAACAGAAGTAGTAAAAGATATTACTTCAAGTGTGAAAGGAATAAAATGAGTCTTATCAATATAAAAAATAAATTATTTAATTTTCTTCAAAATAGACAAAAATTTAAAATCTCTGAAGAAGATATATTTGAGGTATCAAAAATTAAAGAAGAATTACAAAAAGAGACGTTTGAAAAATTAAAAAAATGGGAAGATTTAAATTATTTTTGCGGTTTTAAAGACGATAATAAAAAACATCTATTAGTAACTGATGACAATAAAGGGGTTACTGAGCTTGTTTTAAAAGATTTAAAAAGAATACTTACTAAAAACGTCGATATTTACACTGACATTGAAACCCTTAAACTTATAGACTCGGTAAAACTTAATTATGAAGATGTTGAAATAAGACCTATAGTAGATAGTTATGCACCTTACAGAATACAAAAAACTTGTGATAGTTACGACAAAACATTGTGCTCTCTTGATTATGCAATAGTAGATATTGTTTTTGGAGAATCGATTATAAAAAATGGCAAAAAATATACTATGGACGGAATAGACCTTGTGTACTATTTGCATAAAATTAACCCTAATATAAAAACTTGTATTTTTACTGGCTGTTATCTTGATAACCATTTCTCAAAAGAAAAAGAAAAAATAATAAAATTATTAGGCGAAAATTATTTAAAAAACAATGTGTTAACAAAAACACCTTATTTTGATGATAGGGCAAAATTTTTTATAGAATGCTTGTTTAAGGATTAATATGTTTAAGAATTATAATAAATCAAAAAAACATATACACGAAGCTATAAAAATAACACTAATTTTTATAATATCAATATTCTTAATAGAGCTTTTATTTGAATATTTAAATAAATGCCCTTGTTGTGATAATGGGCATATGATGTGGATAATAAAATCATTATTCATTGTTTTAAGTTTTTTTGTTTTTTTATATAAAATATCAAACCTTTTTAAGATTACATTTGAAACATACTTGAATAAAGAAAAAAATATTCTGTCATACAAAATAACATATTCGTTAATGCAAAATATAGACCATCAACTAATGAGTCCTTTAATTGCTATAAGAAATGCTTTTGAGGAAAACAACAGGATAATAAAAACACTCGTATCATCTGCAAAGAGAGATGGAAAAAGAAACATAGATAGAATAGTATATGGTTGTAATGAAAAAACGAGAGATTGTAAAAATTGTTCTTTAACAGGATATTGTGACGGAAATATTAAACTTATAAAAGATATACAAATAAATAGTTCTTTAATAGAAAATTCAATAAATAGCATGTTTGAAACGTTAGGTATGATAAAAAGCATAAAAGATAACAAACTAAAAAATCAGGACTCGTTATACAATATAGCAAATAATGTTTTTTCAATGTTTAGTATGTTTAATAAATATAATTTTGATTATTATGTTTCGGAAGAACTTAAATGTTTTTATTTAACAACAATGAAACCCGTTGAAATGCTAAATGTTTTAAATAATCATATACAAAACAGCTTAGACGCAAATGCTTCGATAGTAAAAATTAAATATATATCATATGATTGTGAAAATAAAATTCTCACATTCTATATAATAGATAATGGAGAAGGAATACCACCGGATATGGTTGCAAATATATGGGATTTAGGAAAAAGCACAAAAGGCAATGGAAGAGGATTTGGAATGTATCTATGTAAAGAAATAATAAATTCGGCAAATGGTAATGAAGAAGTGGTTAATTCAGATGAGAACGGAACAATAATTAAAATAACAGTTCCAGCAAGAAGGGAGACAAAATGAATCCTACGGTAAAAAAAATAATAGATTTTATAAATCCAGCATGGAGACCGGTTTTAGCCGCTGCAATAGTTATGTCAGTAGTGTTAATTTATATTGTATATCCCACTGCGTATGCTATATTGTCTGGATTTGGAATACATATAGAATTACCGTCTGAAGTAATATCTAGATTAAATGATATTCTTATCACTGGAGGAGTGCTTGCCGGACTTAGAACCGCAGAAAAATATCTAGGCGTAACAAATAAACATTAGCATTCAAAAGAACATTTGTTTCCAAATTTCTTTTCTATATAAGTTTTTACAATTGGGTTTTTAAGCCCATATTTTTCTATAAAAAAAACTTTATCTTTCTTAAACCTTTTCATAAAACAATAATATGTCTCTTCATCTATTATAAAACTATTCATTCTGTTTATTTTTGTAATTTTTATTGTATTAAAATAATTTCTATAAAGCATTAAAGCGTTATAGTTGTTTGTTTGTATAGTTCTAAAGTCGTTCATCATCTTGTTAAAATCTTTTGATTTTATAAATTGCGGAGAAAACAAATCTGTGATAATAGTTTTATTGTGACCAAAATTTGTAGACATCTCAATATACGTCATGTATGCGTATTTTGAATAAACATCACTTATTTCATCTATAAGGTTCCTTTCTTTTTTAAATCCTTTTGCATTTTTAGTATACATCGAAGTTATTTTGTCATTTATTATGTTTCCACTTTGAATAAATATAAAATCTTTAAATTTTGATGCTGCATTTACAATTGAAGAATTATGAATTGAAAAAAGCTCATCGTGTGATTTTTCAAAATGAACCTTATGATAAATTATATTTTTTAGGAAAGTTGGATTAAAATTGGAAAAAACATGAATTATATAATCTGGTTCTCTAAAGTTTTTTTCTATACTTCGAATAGTATATTTTAATAATAAATAATCTAAACTTGTTTTAAGGTTACTGGAAACTACTATGTTAATCACACTTTAGACCTTTTTAAAAAGTTGTTGTATAATTAAAACAAAAAAAAGGAGAAAAAACAATGTTATATAAAATTTCTGCTCAAAAAATGTTAAAATATGAAGTTGACAATGAATGTAATCCTCTTGAAAAAGAAGGATATGGTTTTTTATCAAGAAAAAGAAGCCCATCAGAAAAAGCAAAAATGAGATTGTCAATAGGCACTAGAGGACATTCAGGATTTAGAATATCAACAAGAACTAAAAGAATAGGGTAAAGGAGATTTAATGTTTGTAAAAGGACAAGAAGTAAAATGTGAATTCTTAGGTATTGGGAAAGTGCTTTCTGTGGATGAAAATTTTATAATGGTTGATTTTGATGGTAAAATTGCATTATATGATGTTGATGGAAGAATTATAATAAACGGAACACCTTCTCCAAAGTCTACACTTAAACCTAACAGCGTTACAGATAAACTTGGTAAAGCATTAGATGATGGCAATTTGGTAATACTTAGATTTCCGTATGAAAGATATATAATCGCAACTTATAAAAACGGTAAATTTATAACTAACAATGAAGAACTTTCTTTGAATCCATCTGCGTATTCTATAAAAATAGACTTATCTTATGAACAAATTGAAGCTATGAAAAATTTGTCAATAGTAGCAATGAAAGTTGTTGATAATGACAAGAATCAAAAAGATGAACAAAATGAAGAAAATCAGGATGACAATTCTGACAGCAATTATGAGCTGCAAAAAACAGCTTCTGAGAAACAAAAAGATGAAACGTATAATGAAGAAGAAATAAAAGAAATAGAATCTGTTGAAATTTATTTTGACCCCTCATTTAACGCTCAAATAGATAATATAACTGATGAAAAAATAATTGAAAAAATTTCAGATAATAGAGTTAAATTTAAATATCGTGAGGGTAAAAAAGAAAGAATAGGTAGAGTCTCTTTTAAATTTGTAAAAATGGGAATAGAGACTTTTGTAGAAATAGCTGGTTATAGTGATAAAGTGGCTAAATATAGTCATACCGATACAAACCCGAAAAGTTACTTAGAAGTTTTTGATGCCTTTGCCAAATATAAAGAAGGAAGAGATATTGTTCAAGACCAGATACCTAGCGATTCTGTTAAAATGATTAAAGATGAAGAAGGCAATATTATGATAACAATGGGCGGAGTTTAATCCGCTCAATTATTATCGCATATAACACCTTTCCAGTATGTGTCAGCTTTCATTACTTCACCTATAAGTGCATTTGCGTATTCTTGGAATGAATATTCTTTAGCAATGAATATATCTAATATATTTCCAAAAGACGAGTCTTTTCCGTTTATAACTGGGTTAAAATCGTCGGCTAATTTATTGATTACATCTGTTACATTACTGTCCGAAGTTAAAGATAAAGCTTTTTCTTTTACTCCATTAAATACAGTATTTAGCAAATATTTAATCCAATTATCTGCTATAGTTACATCATTGTCTGTATCTTTAGATTTTATAGCTGAAACTATGTCACTTAACCCTATAGATTCTTTAGATAAAGTAGACGCTAGGTGACCTATTAAATTAGCTGTTTCCTTATCCCAGTTAAATGCTGATTGTAATGTTAAAGCTATCATGTAAGCTCCTTTGTTTTTTTATTATCAATTTGATATAATTATATCAGATATGAATTTATATGTAAATCAACAATTAAAAATCAGTTTTATTTCCTTACCTTATTAGGAAATTTAAAATTGAAAAAATAAAAATAAAAATCTTAAAAATATCCAGAACTTGGAGCTTTTGTACTTTCTTTAATTAAAGCTTTTTTTCCTCAAAAAAATATCCCCTTAAATCATTAAAAATGTGGTAAAATTTTATTGGCAAAGTTGTCGGTGTTGCTGTTTTATTTTGGCAAAGTTGTCGGTGAAAATCGATTTTTATTGGCAAAGTTGTCGGTTTAACCCCCTGTTTTATTGGCAAAGTTGTCGGTGAAAAATCGCTGGAAGTACCGTGATTACGAGGTTTCAAATTTCTACATATTATAGTTACATTATAAGATACAATAAAAGAAGGAGAAAGAAATGGGAAAAAATAAAGATGATATTGTAGTAATTGAGCTAGATGAAGAATTTAGCATAAAAAAAAGTTCAATAATAATGAAGAGTAAATATGACTTGTCTATTTATGCAATTCAGCTATTAAACATAGTTGTTACAAAAACTGAAGAAGATGTCTATATTTATTCTATAAAAAAAGATGAATTGTTTAGTCTTTTTGACAAAGATATAAGTGTAATATATAAACAAATTAAAAAAGCAATAAAAGAATTAATGTCAAAAGTTATAATAATTAAAAATGGCAATGAAGAAATGTTTTTACATTTTGTAGATAAAGTTATATATAAAAAAAGACAAGACATAGTATTTTATATAGACAAAGATATGTTGTCTATATTGATAGAGTATAAAAATAATTATCTTAAATATCATATAAAAAATATGAAAAATTTAAGAAAACCATATTCATTAAGGCTTTTTGAAGAATTAAAAAACAAATATGAAATACAAAAAAAATATAAAAGAGAAATATCGTATTCTATAGATGAACTTAGAGATTTTTTCATGTGTTCTGATAAGTATGATTTTTATGATATTAAAAGAAGATTATTAGAACCAGCTATAAAAGAAATAAATCAACACACTGATATATACGTTACATATAAAACTGAAACAGATGGAAATAGAGTGTATAATGTTGTATTTTATGTAACCGATAATAAAAAAAACAGGTATGATAAGCCTGAAGTTAAAAATATTAAAAATTTTGTAAGATTTTTACGTGAAACATATTCTGGTACTGGTAAATATTTTATTGTCGGTAAACTTAATAACAAAGTTGTATGGTATGGAATAGATGTTAATGGTAAAATTTTTGCTAAAACAACAAACGGTGAAGAAGTTTACATAGATTCAGATGAAAGTATGGAAATTTATAATAACGTATATATGTTTGCAAAAAAGATAGAAGATTATTATAACTTTCTTAAAGAGGGTAGATGCTATTTTGATTTATACAAAATTGATGTTAACAAATTTACTGAACTTAATTCTAAAATCATAAAAGTAATGGATGAAAATTGTTAATTGAAACAGATTTTAAAAGAATATATGTCGTTTATGTTGAAAATGTCTATAATGAAAAAGAAGTTGTCGCAATTTTTAAAACTAAGAAAAAAGCAAAACAATATATAAAAGAACTGTATAACAAAATAGGAGAAAATGTAAAAATAGATTTTTATATAATAAAACAAAACGATGAATATTTTAGACAACTTCTATCTTAGCTTCACTTTTATTTATAATAATGATATTATTTGAAAAAAAGGAGAAACTATGGCTGAACAAATAAAAGGAATCCCTGTTAGTCAAGTATCACTTAAAAGCGAAGATATTGATAATTATTTCAAAGAGCAAAAAAAAGCGGTCATATTTAACCTTTGTCCTTTTGTTAATAATCAAGTGTTGTCATATGATGGAAAAGTAGCATTATCGGTTAATATCTCATCTGTTGGAAGAGATATTAAAGAAATAAATATTTAACAAAATCTCAATACTTTGTTATAATTCATTAAAAACAAGGAAATGTAATGGGCGTTAAAATTAATGTAATGAAACAAAACATATTGGATGAAGCTTATTCACAACTTATTTCAAATTATCCAGCTTTTGCTCAATTTATTGTTAAATATAGCCTGGATGAAATAAATCCAGATGGTTCGGAAGCTTTAGGTTCTTTTAAATTACTTATTTCAGGAATAGATTTAACTATTCCGATAATTTATAGAGATGGAAATGTAGATTGTGTGTCGTATATAGGTTACGATAATACTGGTAGGTATTATGCTCTTACAAAACTTTTATATAACAAGCTTGTCAATTCTATTTCAAATTCAATAGGTCAGGTTTTGACAAAAGAAGATATGAAAAATAAGGAAGGGGAGATAGCTATAGATAAAGGAATTATAGGGAGCTTATTTGCTACACCTATGACATACTCTCCTAAAGTTGCATCCAATAATTTTTCTAAAGAAATAAATTTTGATGATGTTTTAAGCGGTTTCAAAACTCTTAAGTTCAAACAAATCGGCCTTCCTGGAATTAATAAGACTGCTTCAAATAACGAATCATCAATGTTGAGTGATATGGCTTTTAAAGATAAAGAGTTTGCAAAAAGTATTGTTAAAATAGCTTCTAAAAATGAAAATATAAAAAAAATGATTGAAATGGTATCTGATTATTCAGAAATCGAAAGATATGCTAAATTGTCTGACATTTCAAAAGTCGCTTCAGCAAATAAAAAACCAGTTGTGTATTTTACAAAAGACGAAATAAAAACATTGCCTGAATATGAGAGAGAAAAAGCATTTAAAAAAATAGCAACACAAGGTTTTTATATAAAAAATTCTGATGTATTGACCAAAGTTGCAGAAGTTAATTCTCCTACTCTTAAAGATTTAGTTAAAGAGTCGTTTCTTAAAAATTTGACTGAGGTATCGGATTCTGGTGTATATACTTTATTTGACAAAGAATTAAACCCATATACGTATATTGTTGCTTCAAAGTTTGGAGAAGATAAAAAGATGATGTTGTCTTCTGAAAAAGTTTGTGTAACCTCTGGTAAAAGTGATAATCCTATTATGGGTATAAAAAAAGATGAATACGGTATGAGTATAAGCTCTGTTATAAAACTCCATATAAAAAAATGGATTGACGAAAATCCAAGTTCTGAAAAAAGTGGGTTTTTATTAATCAACAATGGTAATGAAATTTCTTATATAAGATATTTGTTTGGAGAATTAATTAAATTAAAAAATGGAAGAATTGTTATAGAACAATCTTTTGGTCCGATTAAACAGATAGTTGTCGTTCCTGATAATGAAATTACAAGAATTATTAGAAATAATGATATTTTGTATATACCTAAAAATAATGCGTTTTTTGTGAAAGAAGAAGCTTTTAGTTGTTCAAGAAATAGATGCGACTTTTTTAGAAGTGAAGATATTAACAATTTTATGCTTACAAAAACAGCAGAAGTAACTCAAAGAAGAGATGGGAAAATTGAATACAATGGAGAATTTTATTCAAAAGAAGGTTTTGTTATTAAGCTTGCAAACGAGGGTTATAAAGAAGAAGAAATATGTAAAATAATTAAAGAAGCAGCAAAGCAACCGGATACTGTTACTCCGTTATATCAACTTAATGAACAAATAGCGCAATTAATTCAAATGGCTCAACAGCAACAACTTACAATGCAACAACTTATGATGTTAATAGCTCAAATGAAACAATCGATTGATATTCAAACTTCAACGTTGCAACAATTTGCTACCGCCGGAGCTATTGCTGGACAACAACCATCTGAAGAAGAACAAAATATTGATGTCAACAATCAGGTCCAACAACAAGCTCAACCTAATGAACAAGAAAAAATAAATAAAATAAATGAATTGTGTCAACAAATAGGGCAAGACCCAAATCAGTTAATTCAAGCTGCTCAACAACAAGGTTTATCATTAGATGATTTACTAGTTCAGCTTGATAATTATGTTGCTCAAACCCAGGGAGCCCAACCACAAGAACAACAAATGCAGCAAGCGCAACAAGAACCTAATGCTCAAATTCAGCAAGGTATACCTCAAGCGCAACAAGAACCTAATGCTCAAACTCAGCAAGATATGCCTCAAGCGCAACAACAGGGTGACATAGGCGCTCAACAGCAGGTTAATCAAGCTGATGATAATATGCAAACTCCAGAAGTGGATGAAAATGGTTTTATGGTACAAAATATAGACCCTGAGATGCTTGAACAGTTGAAAGAGATAGCAGATAAAAAAGTTTTAGAATCTGCTATTATAAGTTATTTAGCAACTCTTGACACGCCTGTTGCAGTTATAAAAAGTTATATAGAGCAACTTAAAGATGGAGTAAATGGCATGGTTAGAGTTCTTATGATTATAGATAGCAATTACCATAAAATGCTTGATAGTGTTAGTGATGGAATGTTGTCATCGTTTTTAAATAAAGGAAAAGCGTTATCTAAGAAAATGACTGATTTTATAATTAATTTGGAAGGCATATAGAATGCCTTTCATTTTAAACAAGAAAGCGTTTACAATATTTTATGCTTAGGCAAATAGAAAAAAACTCTTGTTCCTCTCGAAAATTCGCTGATTCCTTTTTTTTTGTTATAATTACCCAAAAAGAAGGCGTTTTATTTGATAGTACCAGAAATTAGTGCGTTTGATGAAAATTATTGTATTAAAGATGGAATTGTTGTTCAAAAAAAAGCTCTTAAATACTATAAAGAAATAGCTTCAATAAAATGTCCTAAAAATAAAAAAAAACCAGTTAAAATATCTAAAATAGCTGATGAAATTTTATATTTAGAAGAAAACAGTTTGAATTTTATGTTTGTTGCATCAATGCTTTTTACAAATGCTCCCTATGATAAAATAGCTGAATATATGGGAGTTTCTGTAAGAGCAATTGAATTATTTGAGATGTTTTTTTTTAATGTAAAAAAATTTAGAGGCGTATTTGGGAAAATTAATTTTTTTAAACAATTGATTTATCATGATAATGAAAAGTTTAGAGAACTTGGAGTAATACTTAAAAGCGCTCATACGTTTGGTTATAAATATATAGAATGGAAATTTGCTTTGAATACATCACAAATAGCTATAGACGATGTAATGAAAGCAACTTTTATGGATATGTATTTTAAATATGTTGAAAAGAGTTTTATGCTTAAACCCGATGAAGTAGAAAATCATATAAGAAGCGGTAAGCAGCTAATAAGTGCGGCATTAGACATTCAAAAAGCTTCAACTCAAACATCTGGTGGAAACACGTTTGATGAAATTAAAAATTACCTTGTTAAACTTAATGACGAAGTTATACAAAAAGAGCAATGGAATTTGCAGTTAGATGTAATAGATGTGGATATAGAGAATGCCGAAATTGATGAAAAAAACATTGAAAACTGATATAATGTTAAAATAAGAAAACACAAAGGACGGAAATGACACCATCTTTCACAAAGATAAACACTGAATTTTATGATACTAGTTTTTTAAAGAAGTACAATTATTTATCTTCAATATATCAGTATGTGTTACCTAATGATATAAAAGAAGTGTTTAAATGGGTTAATTTTATTACAGCTAATGTTCCAATGGTTCAGTCGGCATTAGATAAAATGGCTTCAATCTCAATCACAAGTCTTTCTTATTTGTCAAATGATTTAACTGAATTATCACAAGATGATGCTTTAAGCTGGAAAAGTATTTTAGAAGATGAAGTTGGAATTATAGAAAGATTAAAAGAAATAGGATTTAATTTTCTTTTATATGCAAACCAGTTTATCTCAGTTAATTTTCCAATAGACAGAACTATAACTTGTTCATTTTGCGAAACTAAATTTAAGAGAAGAAACGTTGAAGATGTAAAACTTGTGCCGGAAGTTAGAAACAAGGAGCTTGTGTTTTTGGGAACTTGTCCTGCATGTAAAAAAGAAACAGTTTTTACAATATCGGATAGGCCAATAGAAGATTTATCTAAAATGAAAATAATATCTTGGCCTGTAAATAATATAGATTTATATGAAGATGAAATAACCGGTGTCAAAACAATATATTATAATCCGTCAGAATCAGATAAAGAGCTTATAAAAAACGGAAATAAAGATAAGCTGTTTAATTTACCAAGAGATATAATAATAGCTTCTCTTACTAATGGAAAAATAAAATTTAACGAATCAAGTGTTTTGCATGTCAGAAATAGAAAATTCAATTCAACTAATACATCGTGGGGTATTCCTATGCTTACTTCAGCTATACCTGATATGATTTCATTGTTGTTGTTAAGAAAGATGAATGAAAAGATATATTCAGATATGATACTTCCATTACGTGGATTAGTTCCGAGAGTTCAGGGGGTTGACCAACAGCCTATATACAATTATATGGGTGGCAGTGATTTAAAAAACAAGGTTGAATCTTTGCTTAAAAGCTGGAAAAAAGACCCTACTGCTATTAAGTTTTTCCCAATTCCGCTAGAGCCTATAAATTTATTTGGTGAAGGTAAAAACCTTGAATTATCTCAAGAGATAGATGCGTACTCAACTATGATTATGACGGCTATAGGAGTCCCGCCTGAGTTTGTAAAAGGAGGTTTAAGTTATTCAGGAGCAGGTGCTTCGCTTAGAGTTTTACAAAATCAATTAATAGAATTAACTAAATCCTTAGAACAGGTAGCTAATTTTATTATAAAACAAATAGCTAATAGAATAAATAAAGAACAAATTAAAGTTAAATTAGTTCCTATAAAACTTATTGATGATGTAGCTGATAAGCAAAATATGTTAAATCTTCTTCAAGCAGGAAAAGTTTCTGGACATACAGCGCTTGACTTTTTTGATTTAGATTATCATAAAGAGCAAGAAAGAATGATGGAAGAACAGAAAGAGGATATAAGAAGACAATTAGAATTACAAAGGTATCAACAGGATGTAGCTACTTCGCTTGAAGATAAAATAAAACAAGAATCAATGATGGAAAACTCTTCCGCATGGAATATAAATCAAACGGCAATTATTCAAGAAGCAGACACTTATGTTCAGCAGCTTCAAAATATGGATTACGGAGTTAGAAAATCAAAACTTGATGAACTTTCTAAAGAAAATCCTGTTTTATATGCGGTCGTAAAATGGAGAATGGAATTTTTAGACCAGAAACAAAAAACACAATCTCAAAACGGAAATGTTCAACAATAATTTGACAATATTTTTTTTTTAGAATACAATTAGAAAAATAAAAACTAACAAAGGAGAATAAATGGCTAATTTATTAAAACTAGCTGGTTATCAGACTGAAGACATGATTGAAAAAGTCGCTGAAGCAATGGATTATTTGGAAGCATATGGAGTTGACCCTATAGGAGGTCTTGTTACACTTGCTTTAACTGATGAGCAAGGGAATGTTCTTAATGAAAAAGTTGCAAGCGTTGTAGAAAACGAACTAACTCCAGAACAAAGTGCAGCACTTGTTGAAGTTGCAGAATTTCTTGGTGGAGTTGATGAAGATATGATTAAGGTTGCTGAAGAAATTTCAGCAGGAGCAGAGGATTTGATGGATAAAGTTGCAGAATATGCTATATATGTTGAAGAAGCTGGAATGCCTTTTGAAGATGCTATGGTCCTTGCGTCATCTATTTACGATGATGGAAGTGTAGATGAAAAAGTTGCTAGTGAAGCAGTTGCTCTTGGATATACTGATGAGCACCTCGAATTTGCAGAAAAAGTTGCGGAAGCTATTTATGCTGAAACTGGATTATTGCCTGAAGAAGCTTTAGCTCTTATAAAAGAAGCCAAAATATCTGAAAATGAAGTGCGATTAGCAGATAGAGTGATAGGCGCTGCAGGGAAGGCTATTAAGAGAAGAGTGAAAGGCGCTTGGAATTCTTACAAATCTGCTTTAACAGGAAAAGGAGCAGATAAAGTAAAAAGTAGATTATCAAAAGAAACAAACAATTTAGAAGCAGCAAAAAAAGTTATGTATAACAGAGCAAAACTCTTAACTGGTGAGCAAGATGGAACAGCAGCATTTAAAAAACTTAGAGAGACTGGTCGTGATAAAAAAGACCCATTAATCAGAAAATTCCAAGAAAAATATCATGCAAAATTAAAAGATGTTGAAAATACAAAAAAATCATTGAAAAATATTAGAAAAAGACAAGCGCTTGCTATAGGAGGAACTGCAGCTGGAGTTGGAACAGTTGGTTATGGAGCGTATAAAGCAGTAGCTGGAAATAAGGACAAATAGTCCATTTCCAGTTTTATAAAGGAAGCAAATGAGTGGACTATATAAAAAAGCTTTCACAGTAAACCCTTTTAAAATATACAAAGCAGTAAAAGCTGCAAGACCTGAAAACCTTAAAAACCCTATAGAGCTTTTGGATGATGACGGTAAAAAGATAGCGTTAGACCTTGTGAGAAAAGAAAGATTGAGACATTCAAAAGAGATTTCTAGTTATAAGAACAAACTTAAAAAAGTTACTCAAGAAGCATCTCAAGGGACAGCAAAAAAAGTTGGAGCAGGAATAGGGCTTGGTGTAGTAGGTACAATAGGGGCACAAAAAGGTTATTCTTATTTAAAAAGAAAAAGCAGGAAGCTTAAAAAAACAGCAGCACTTCAAAGTGTATTACATGAATTAAGTGGGACAGGCAAAGTCTTAAACTATATGAATAGACAGTCTTTAAGAGGAGCTCCCAAAAGTTTGAAGTCTTTAAATCCAAACGGAAAAACTATGTACGAAAAATATAGGCATGCAGCAAGATTATATAATCAGCCTCAGCCGTTAAACGGATATTCTAAAACGCAACTAAGTAAAATGAAAAACGAGTTATCTGAAATCTCACAAAGAGCTCAAGAAAAATATAAAGCTCTAAGTGAAATAAAATCAATTTTAAGAAATCAAGGCAAAAAACCTTCTTTACAAACAAGACCTTCTTTACAAAGAAGACCATCACTGCAAAGCGTCTATGCGTAACGGGAAAAATATTATTTTCCTGTTATATATAATTGGGTAATAACACTGCACCCTTTTTCTTTTTTTTCTATTTTAATTTAATTTGTTGTTTAGTTAACTAAATTAAAAGGAGATGTTATGTCTAAAAAATTAAAAGCTAGAATCGCTTGGCTTGAAGAGCTACTTAACAAATCTCTTGAAGTTATAAAAAAACTGGAAAAGGAGAATGAAGAGATTGAATCGGACAGAAAAAAGTTAGTAGATTGGTATTGGAGGGCTCAAAACCTTTTAAAAGAAAAGGTTGAAATGCAAAGAGAGATGGAATCTCTTAAAGCTTCAAACAAGGCACTTTTAGAAGCTTTAGTTGAGATGGGTTATCAAAAAAATAAAAAAGTAAAAACTGTTCAAGAGCTTAATAAAGAAATAAATGAAATCAAAAGAAAGGCCGAAAAAAAACAATTAGAGCCTGTAACGGAAAAATGCGAGGAAATAAAAGAGCGTGAGGAGTTGAAAGCAAATATTAGGAAAGTGATTAACGATAGGTTAAAAAAAAGAACTTTCGATGTTAAAGCTTGAATTATTAACAGAAGAGGAACTTGAACAGTTAATAGATGAAGCCAAACTAGAATTAGCGAGAAGGAGGGAAAATAAATGGGTGCATTTTAAAACTGATGGTTGTTTTTATCCTAAATTTGGTCCTGCATATGTAGCTAAGTTGTTTTTATGTGGTGATGAGGTTGATAGGGAATTTGTTCCGTCAAACGGTAAGGAATGGTGTAAGAAAAAGAGGTTTTACAAAGAGGATTGGGATGTAGAGATTTCTGAAAATGATGTAATTGAAGTACGGCTTGAAACCGGAAGAAAAGTTGATAAGAGACACTGGTTCTATGTTAAGAACGGAGAGCTTGTGTCTTTATCTGACTTGGATGAAGCCAAACAGTTTTTGAAAAACAGGAGGTAAGATGGCGAAAATAGAATATCAGGGAGAATTTGATTTTAATGAAATCTACAAATACCTATCGGATAAGAAAATAGACCTATCAAGACTTAATTCTTTAGCTGCTACAGAATATCTAAAGAAATTTATAAAAGACGGTTCTTATGTGGTTTCAAAAAGCGTTGAAGATGTAGTTGTAATGTTTGAAGACGGAAAATATGTAAGTGTAGATTTTAACAATGGGAACATTGTGATTGAGGTTGAAGACAACAATAAGTTGAAAATCGCTATGAATGAATTAAAAAAAATAAAGTCAGAATTTCAATTTAAAATAATTCGTTTGAGTGATGCTGAAAAAATAATTGACAGGGCTATAGAGCTTTCAACAACTAAACCATTATTTAAGGAGTTATGATGGAAAATAAAAAATATAGACCTTTTATAACAAAAGTGGCGTATTTTGTAATTGACAAAGATGATTATGAGAGCTTAAAAAAGTTTCTTGAGGAGAATACGGAACACAGCAATTATATGGAAAGAGAAACCGATAGTGGTCCATATGTTGAATTTGAGTTGTCGGACTTGGAATGTAACGACGACAAGATTATAGATGGTATAGAATATTCTCCAAAAGAATTAGATGATGTAAAAATAATTCAAGCATGGCTTGATGTATAAGGAGTGCAAATGTATATGACTGTAGATTTTGATTTACCAGAAAACATAAACAAATTTAAAGCTATTGAACTCGCTGAAAAAAATGATATTTCTTTTTCTGTACTTGTGCCTATTGGGGATAATTTCTTAATTATGAGAATTGTTAAAGAGGAAAATGAAGAGGATAAAATAAAATCTTTTTTACTTAGCGTTTTAACTAATGAGGATATTTCCAAGGTGAACGAAGCCGATGTTATTGAAATTTATATGTAGGAGTAAAATGTAGATGTAATTGCTTGTGCAGAGTTTGCAAACAAAATATACAAGAAATCAACAAAAGTGACCTTAGGTTGTTGAAGTTGTTAAAAATGTATTACAAAATAAAAGATGGAGGTGATGGTGATGTTTAATGTTTATATTGTTGGAGTGATAGTTGCAATATTGTTGGGGATGTTTATATTTAATCAAGAATATGAAAAAATACTTAACGAAATAAGAGAAGAAAGCGGAGAGAGTATAACAAAGGAAGAAGCAATAATTGTATTATTAATATCTTCATTATTAAGTTGGTTTGCTGTATTATATCATCTAACATATCTTGTCACAAAGAAAAAATAATGATATAATAATACTGCCCAGCAAGCACAATATTGAGATTTTTCCCATTTTCTTTCTCCTTGAGGAATATTTTCTCCCTCTTTTTTCTTTTTAGCTCTTAAAAAATAAATGTATTTTTATAAAATTTTTTCATTATATCTATTAAAAGATAATTATGTGTAAAAAAATGTATAAAAATTCCAAAAATACCCCAAAAAAACATATAAAATTCCTGTTAATTTTATCTACTTACCTAAGAAAAACAACATTTTTTTCACTACCTTATGTCTAAATATTATTTTATCGCCTAGATGTTCCGTATTTTAGGCAAATGGTATTGTATAATAACTTGTAAATGAACTTTATATAACGCCTAAATTTCAACAGGAAAATATAGTTCACTCTCTATGTTTTTAATGTTGGGGTTGAAAAGAGCTAAGAAGAAGCATCAGGAGAAAATACTCTAATTTATAAAAGTATGATTTTTTGGGAAAATGAATAAATATTATCTATCCAAAATATAACTCTCTTCGAGTAAACCAGTTTAAACCCCTAAAAAACGGCAATAACCGAAAATAATGTAAAAAAATGTTTATTTTGCGTTTTAAAAAAAATTATCCCTTAACGAAACAAATAATTAAAAATAAAGCCGTATAAGCAATTTTAATGTGTGTCGGCTATGTAGGTACTTACAAGGGGGATTTCTTTTAATAGCGTTTGAGATAGATAGCAAAAACGACTATATTTTAATTCTGTTGTAAAAAATTTAAAAGGAGGTTCAATGGAAAAGAAAAAAATTAAAGTTGCAATTCCTTGTCTCTATTATACAGAAATAGAGTTGGACGTTCAAGATGATGAATTGATTTCTGAACTTGAAAATGATGTAGTGGAAGATTTAGAGTTATCTATCGAGTATGAAACAGAAATAAAAAAACAGTTGAGGCCTCATTTTAAATATATCGACTCTTTAAAAAATTTTAATGTCGATGAAGATGGCCATATTTTATACTGGATACCATAAGGAGGTGATATGACAAATAAATTATTCACAGAAGTCGAATCAGACATAATGGATGTAATAGAGTTCAGAAAGCTGTGGTTGA